ATGACTAAACGTAATTTATTTGATGAACTGATGGAAGGTGTGGATTCGCTGCAAGCAGAACGAGAAGGCAAAGTGACATTAAAGCGAGTAACCCTGCAAAAAGTAGCAGAACCTCAAATTACTTCTGATGAAATTCTGACTTTACGCCAAACTAAGAATCTTTCACGTCCGGTCTTTGCCCATGTAATTCGTACTAATCCCAGAACCTTAGAAAGTTGGGAACAAGGACGCAGTAAGCCCAATGCACAAGCCGCTTTGTTATTGCGACTGGTCGAGAAGTATCCTGAAACTTTGGAGCATCTGAAAAATTTATAACTTTAAATTTATTGCCATAACCAAATGATTTATCTTATTTTTAACATTAAAGTGTAGTGATTATTGAGAAACTACCCATTAAAATAGCTCTAACCAGTTCTAATTTAGAGGGTAATAGAATGACACAGGGCTATAAAACAGGCGGACGGGTGAAGGGTTCAATAAACAAAGCCACCGCAAGCATTCGAGAGGCTGCACAACAATATACAGAAACAGCGCTTAAAACATTAGTTGAAGTGATGAGCGATGAAACCGCACCCCATGCCGCAAGAGTAGCCGCCGCTAACAGCTTACTAGATCGTGGACACGGTAAACCAAGGCAAGAACTTGATGTAGACCATAAGGGCGAATTAACACACCTCATAGTAAAGTTTGTTGATTCGGACGGTGACGGTAATGCAGTCGAATAAAATCACCTTGCCCGCTAAATTTAAGCCTTTTATGCAGTTAGATACTTATCGCTATAAAGTGGCTTATGGAGGACGCGGGGGCGGTAAATCGTGGGGTATTGCAAGGGCGTTAATCATCCTAGCCGCTTCCAGAGAGCTGAGGGTATTGTGTGCTAGAGAGATTCAGAACTCGATAAAGGAATCAGTGCATAAGCTCCTAGTCGACCAAATAGACACGCTGCAACTGAATCACCTGTTTACCATTACCGACACCAAGATAAGCAGTAAAACAGGCTCAGAATTCATCTTTAGCGGGATTCGCTCCAATATCACTAAGATTAAGTCAATGGAGGGTATAGACATATGTTGGATTGAGGAAGCCGAAAAAGTGTCTAAATCTAGCTGGGATGTACTAATTCCCACAATTAGAAAGCCGCACTCTGAAATCTGGCTATCATTCAACCCGAATGAAATCACTGACCCTACCTACGAAAAATTCATCTTGAACGCCCCCCCTAGTACCTTGCTACTGGCTATTAATTGGCAGGATAACCCGTATTTTCCAGAAGCACTTAGAAAGGAAAAGGATTACCTTTACCGTGTTAGTCCCGACGACGCGGCGCACATTTGGGGCGGACAGTGCAAGCAAAACAGTGACGCACAAGTACTTAAGGGCAAGTACACGGTTGAATGGTTTGAGCCTAAATCACATTGGGACGGGGCGTATTATGGCGCTGATTGGGGTTTTAGTGTTGACCCTACCACGCTTATTGAATGCTACATCGAGGACAGAACGCTTTATATTCACCAAGAAGCGTACGGTATTGGGATTGACACGGACTACTTACCCGCTCTCTTTGAACAATTGCCCGATGCTAAGCACCACGTAATACGCGCTGATAATGCACGACCTGAAATCATTAGCTATTTGCAGCGCAATGGATATCCTCACATAGAGTCAGTCACTAAGTGGTCAGGTAGTGTCGAGGATGGTATTGGGAGGCTACGCAGCTTTGAACGTATCGTTATACATCCCGACTGTACCCATACCATCGAAGAAGCACGGCTTTGGAGCTATAAAACCGACCGACTCACAGGTGATATTATGCCTGTGCTCATAGACGCACATAATCATTGCTGGGACGCCATTCGATACGCACTAGAACCAATTATTAGGGAACAGGGATATACCTATTTTGAGGATATAAGCCCTTATTAATGGTAAAATTAATAATCATTAAATTTTTCAATAGTTGCTTCAACTATCCAAGATTATTTGACAGTTCAAAACCACGAAAAACGTTGTTTTTAGGATTATCAATCATTTAGCTTGTACCTAGTAGGGAGCTGCACCCACTAACCTAACGTTACGAATTAACGACTCTAAAAAGTATTTTCTTACTCTTTTTACTCTTTTACTCTTTTACTCCCTAAAAAGTACTGTTTTTCCTTTAACTATCAGTCACTTAGAGAGACACCATAAAAAGAGTAAATCGTACTCTTTTATACTCTTTTTGTTACTCGTTTTAGGGGCAAAAAAGGCTATATTAGCCTTATAAATCAGTAGCTTAATAAAAAGAGTAAAAGTACTCTTTTTGTTACTCTTTTACTCCCTACCCCTTACCCGCTTTGGCTAGTTCTTCTCGTATTAACTCCCTTACTCTTAACTCTGTTAGGACTTCTTTTTGTTCATCTGACTCATGAAAAGAAGCTTCTAGCCTTAAAAGCATTTCAGCATTTAAAGAGCGACCTGCAAGGCGTGCAGCATCCTCTAAGCGCTCCCTCAATTCTTTAGTTAACCTGATTGGGTATGGGTGATGGCGTTGGTCTTCTTTACTCATAGGCTGGATTTTGTAAAGTGAATCATTTTGTATCAAGGATAATTAAGGATAGAACTTGTATCCTTTAAAAAGATTGTATACTATTCACACAGAAAGATAGAAAGGGATAAAAAAAGATATGACTGAAAAAAAGCGACAGAACGCTTATCCAGTAAGACTAGAACCAGAGATAAGTGAATGGATAAAGGCAAAAGCCAAACAGGAAGACCGCTCTATTAACGCGGAAATTAACCGCCAATTGAGAAAGGCTAAAGAAGCCGACACACAAGCCACTGATACAGCGGCATAACTTGAATCCATAAGGAAAAAACATGGAATACGCCATATACGAATTACCTAATAGCCTCGCAATCGCTTACAGCTTTGCACCTGAAAACGTCAAGGAACGTTTAGACAATGCCAATTTAGAGAAAAACTATTTTGACTTAGGTGAAATGCTTAGCTTGTATGGGGTAACAGTTAATGAAAACACTTTAGACCCTACCCATGAATTAACACTCGCTATCGAAGAACAAGATAAGCCTAGTTACGAATGGGTTTTAAACAACCTATAAACGAAAAAGCCCCAAGACGTTAATCAAGGGGCTTAGTGGGTTAAAGAGTCTCGAACACTCCAAAACCCTTTTACATTTCAAACATTTAATGAGTAATTAAAATGCTAGAAAATCATAGCACATCTAACCGTATAGAATCATCCCCAACAGCACCCGATTATGTCTTAAGACCGATTGAAACGGAGCTAGTCGAGGAATCGCTGATTCTGGAGCGCGTCCAAGGCGTACTAGAGCAGCTTAACGCGAATGAGGATAACGACCGCCTAAGCCCACTGTTTGAACTGTGCCTACAGGAACTAGAGCGCACTAAGGAGCATCGAGGCAGGGCTATTTTACGCAGCCGTGAACTAGAGCGTTTAGCCGCTAAAAATCCCCTACCCTCACCTGTTGCCCCTATCAGTACAAGCGAGCTTAATCAAATAGGGCTAGACCTAGGCAAGATTCGCACTAATTGCATCGCCTTGATGCACTTTTGCGAGGATAGCTTCCACTTCAACCCAAGTGCGTTTGGTGAGTTGGACTTCAATAATCATGATGCTTACCTACTGAGTTCTAATGCAGTAGAAACCGCTACCAAGTGGGCTAAGCGCTTAGCAGAAGGTGGGGTGTAATCATGTACCTACCTACCCTACGAACCCTCAATAACGCCTCACAGGGCGATATGCTAAACGAGGCAAGCATCTACCTCGAAATGCTGCGTAATACCTTAACGATGGTTCACGATAGCGAACCGGATAGCAGTCATTTAAAGCCGATTCTCTTGGGCTTAGATTGCCTCATACACAACGCTAATGAGCTGATTCAGCTTACCCTCACTCAGATTGAGGGGGCGCATCATGGCTAAGCGTACTCGCAAACCTGATCAATTAGACCTTGTTGATTACATCCAAGAACAAGCCCGCCCTAAAGCAGCTTATCGGGAAATCTTCCGATCAGTCCGCTTGCCGGATGGTCGTCTACAGCACTTTGACTACAGTCATTTGCCGCCTGAAAAGCGCCCCCTCGTTTGGGTTGAGGTGTAATCATGAGTTTTACCTATGCAACGAATAGCGCTCTACCCAGTATCGTAGGCTACAGTGCTTTAGGTCTTGGCGTATTGAGCGCGGGTTCTTTACTGTTTGGCGGACTCCCTATCATCAATGTGAGTGGTGGAGAAGTGGCTGATTTTGCCGCCAGTGCTTTAACCGCTATCGGTGGCAGTGCGATTTTAAAGAGCCGTGAACCTGTTGCCGCATGGATGGGGTTAGCGGTCATCACGATGGGATTGACTTATGCCAATGTGTCAGTTGATACCATGCAAGCCTCTCGCATGTTAGAGGCGGCAAAACAAGCGGCAAGTAGTGGGGTGAATACGGCTAGCCACTCAGGTATGCAAGTACTGGAAGGGAATGTAAGTACTAATAAAACCAACCCTAAATACACCGCCGTAAGACCCCTTAATAAAGCCGAAATCGCTGAATGTGTTGCAGGCACTCAGGAATGGACGCAAACCCCTAAAGGTCGCCTTAATTGCTCTATTGCGAGTGATGGTAAGCGTTACGTGTGGAAGGTGCAGCCATGAATAAGCTCATTAGCTACCTAAACCCCTTGTGGGTTTGGGTAATAGGCTGGTTTTTCATCCTGAATGGGGTTGCCTATACGATCACCAAAAGTATTACAGGTGACAGCCTCAAAGGACTAGGTTCGATACTTTGGGAGCAATGGGCATTGTTCAAGGGGTTATTCACATGGCTATAGATGCACAAATCATGAGTCGTTTAGACCGGATTGAATCCCAAACGAGCGAACTCTTAGCCCAAACCGCGCCACGGATGCCCCAGCTTTATGCCATGACACTAGGGTTACTGCTATGCAGTACCCTCGACTATGTGCTGAAAACTCGTGATGTGCCTTATGTTAGCGAAACGTATGAGCAAATTACGGATTATGTCGGGAATGAATCCGCGAGCCTTGGTGTGTGGATAAGCGACTTTATGGGGCATGTTGACCGCACCGCACCCAGTGTTATGGCTGAAAATGCTATCCGTGGACTAGATCAAGTACAGACGTGTCGCTTGATGGTAACGCTAAGAGCACGAGAATCCACGCATGACTATAGCATCGTGAACGAATACGGGTACTTAGGGGCGTATCAGTTTGGCGCATCCGCACTGGCTACCGTGGGTTTAGTGAGCACTCAAGCCGTACAGCAAGCGCATAAGCGGGTAAGGCAAGGACTAAACCCCGAACAAGGTGAATTCTTACGAAATAGCGGAAACTGGATAGGCAGTAGTTATCAGCATTTTCTCAATACGCCTTCATTGCAAGATGCTGCGTTTATTAGTTTGGCTAATGTGAATGTGGGGCAAGGCTTTAAATCAAGGGCATTGATTAAGACGAATCCTAATCGTATTGCAGGCTACATTGCCGCCGCACACCTCAAGGGGAGTGGTGCAGCCAATAGTTGGTACTTAAGAGGGAAGGATAGTCGAGACGGTAACGGAACTCGTACCAGTGATTATGCCGAATTAGGGGAAGATGCTATCAATAGTCGAGTCGAATTATGTGGCGATAAATCCCTAATGAATGACTTAATCGACACCTTTATCCAGTAACGCACCCAAATCCAAAAAGTACAGCCTACTACCCCCCAAAACCCCGTATTTTTGTAGTGCGGGGTTATAACGGACTTATAACGGGCTACTTTTTAAGCAATTGAGGCTTAAACCATGACTCCGAACACTCTAAAAGACAGTCAAACCGTACAAGAAAAACTCTTAGTTGAACTCAAAAAGGCAGATTTACGTAATCAAAAAGGGCGCGAATCTATCCATGCTCTTTTAATTAAACCTCATGCGGTAAAGCTCTTAAGTGACCATGTAAAGGCTCATAATGGCGACCGTGAGCAGTATGTGAGTGGATTACTAGCCCTAGTGAATCATTACGATTGCGGCGCACCTATTGCCCTACGTGAAGTCTGTACATTGGCAGCGACGCCCGACTTTAGCGCTAACCTGTTACAAACAAAACTTATACCTTTGCTGGTAGAGCTAGGCATTATTTTACGTTTGGGTGAACGTTCTTATCAGTGGCAGATTGCCGAAAAGATTGGCACTAAGCCTACACTGCTAGCGTACTTGAAACCCGTCCTTGATATTGAAAGTACTCAAGCCTTACGCAAACAACAAGCGATTACCGCGAATGAAGTGCGACTCTTAGAGCTAGCCCGTAAGCAATCCTTACTGGCTCAAAAGCGCAAACAAACCACGATGCAGGCTTTAAATGCTGCACAGGAAGCGGAACGCCTCGCAGCTTCTTTACCTACTACCCCTAAGACCTCACTAGATTGGGCAAAAAGCAATGCTATGCCCTTGGTCATTATGGCGTTACTAGGTGCAGTGGTCATTGGTGGAATCCTTCAACCCACGGGTACACCTGCGAATAGTCCACAGTTAGCCCAACCAATAGCTCCTACTTTGTCCGTACAAGCCGCTAACGTGGGAGGTACTGAATAATGTTAGTCGGCAACTTCAACCCACAATCCATCGTTCCTAGCTCCTATAAATCAATGTTGGCGTGTACAGGTACGGTACTTAGCACACTGGCACTCACACAATCCGCCCCTTTAGCCGTAGGGGCATTAGGGGCGCTGTACTTGGCGAATCAATGGAGCACCAGAGATAGTCGAGACGGGTACTTGTTTGATAGCCCACTGGATGACTTGATTAACGAGCCTGAATCTATTGCCAACGTAAATGATGTAGTAACCGAACGCATTAGGAAAGCCACGGGCAATAAAGACCTCATTGCACTGGAATCTCGTAGTGCTCAATACCGCCTATTTAAAATCTCCACGGATAATCCCCAAGAACTCGCAAAAGCACTGCCTAGAGTGGCGAGTGTGTTGGGGATTGCCCCCGAAGAACTAGGCTTTATCCCGACGGCTGGACGTGATCTAAGCATTATTCTTGCCCCTTTGCCGCGTGAGGATTGGCAAGCCGTACCTTTTGATGATTCACAATTAAAGCAAGGTGAATTAATAGGGTATGTGGGTTTAGATGTATTGGGTAATCCCGTCACTTATCACCGTAAACATTCACCTCATATGATGATATCTGGCACGACGGGCGCGGGTAAAACCGAAGCCTTAAGAGCCGATATGCACGCGATGCGATTATCGGGATTAAATCCAGAGCTTTATATTATCGATATTAAAGGCACTTTAAGACGTGAATCTTGTATTCAATTCACGAATGAGATGGAGGTCGGACTAGAAATACTGGCAGAAATAAACCAGCGTGCCAGAGAAAGAATGCAGGAAATTGTAAAAGCCGACTGTGATAATTGGTTTGAATATAAAAAGCAGTGTCCTGAGAGTTGCCCCCGTCCTATTTTTGTTTATGTCGATGAATATCCCCAATTACGCGCTCACAATAAAGAACGCTGTGAAGCATTAATGAGTGAACTTTTAAAAGTGCATCGTAGTGCAGGTGTATTTATTACCCTAGGTATTCAAAAACCTAAAGCCACTGAAATATCCACAGATTTACGCGATATGCTCGATATTCGTTTAGCGCTGCGTGTACCAGACTCTACCGCCTCGCAGGTAGCCATTGATGCAACAGGTGCAGAAGGGTTAGCAGGTGAAGGGGCATTCTTGTTCCGAGTCGGGGGCGATAAGTTAGTGCAAGGGCGTGGGGTGTTTATGGCTAAATGAGAGACCTAGCAACTTAATCACTAAACCACGATTACCCCTGTTCAAATGGACTCTATTGCTAACCGCTGGCTAGAACGGGCACGAATGCAAGGCGTATTGAAATATAACCCTGAGTCAGGGGTAGGGAAGCCTAAATACGTATTGAACGATTAACTAACCCAACGGGGGCGGGATTAGCGCCCCCTTTTTTTCAAGAGAAGATAAATGGATAAGACTGATTTTTATTTTTTACCAATCCCTAATTGGGACAATATAAAAGATGATGAATTATTAGATTTATCATTAGTAATAAGTGCCATTAATAGTTTGCATCCATTAAAAGTACTAACTTTAGACTTGATATGGAGACTTGACCGTATACAAAGGCTTGGCTTTCAAATAGATGTAAAATTAGAGATGAAACCTATTAGATATAATGGTATTCCTGTACACGACGCTATCAGAACCACATATAAGATAAGTAAAACTAATGCTATTAATTTGAAGGTTTTTGCAAACTCTCCTAGCCCTGATATTGATAATGTAGAAACCAAAACCGTAGAAATTGAGAAAACATTTTCACCAAAAGAGCGCAACTCTATGCTGTTAGTAATCTTAGGCATGGCTATAGATAAATATGGCTATGATCCAGAAGCGAATAAAAATCCCGCTACAGGCAGCAATAAAAACAGCATTAAAGCCAGCTTAGAGAGAATCGGTGTTTCTATAAGTGACGATACTATTAAAAAATATCTCGAAGAAGCCATTAAAATTCAACAACTTAAAAAATAGTTAACCGATTTAGGTTAGTAGTTAACCTATTTAGGACAACATCATTATTAATTTGTATAGCTTAAACACCTGTGACAAACAAAAACAGGTAAAACCATGAAAGCACTCAGCTTTAATCAAGTATCAGAAAAAACCAGCTTAAGCCGCTCCCACATTTGGAAGTTAGAACACGCGGGAAAATTCCCTAAGCGCTTTTCAATCGGAGCGCGTGGCGTGCGTTGGTTAGAGAGTGAGATAGACGCATGGCTTGCCGATAGAGCACAGGCAGGTGATAACCGTGCAGACAAACGCGCTTAACCCCCCCAAATGAAAAAGCCCGCTATCGCTACCAACGAAACACGGGCTTAAAAGGAATTTCAGTAATGAATATTACACCATCCTATTACCAAAGTCTCGACAATCTACGCACCACTATGCACAACCTGCTAGGTTTTGCGCCCCCTGAATTGGTGGATAGTGGCGCATTAATCCGCTTTGACACCGACAAGCCACGCAATAAAGCAGGCTGGTACGTACTCCACCGCTTGAGCATAGGCGGACTGGTTGCCACCTTTGGCGACTGGAAACAAGGCATTAGTCACAAATGGACTAGCTACACACAAGACGAACTAAAACCGAATGAACGTGAAGCTATAAGACAAGCCCGACTCAAACAAGCCGCAATCCTCAAGGCGGAAACGGAGCGCAACCACGAAACCGCAAGGCTTAAAGCGGTTGATATGTGGACTAAAGCCCCACTTGCTAGCACTGCACACCCGTACTTAATACGTAAGCAAGTAGGCGCGTATGGGATTAAGCAATCAGGCAATTTACTACTTATCCCGCTTATGGATGCAGGCGGATACCTACGCAACCTCCAAACCATTGCACCCGATGGGACTAAACGCTTTTTAAAGGGCGGCATTAAAAAAGGCATGTTTGCCCCCATAGGCACATTGCGAGGCGCTACACGGGCTTATCTATGCGAGGGATACGCCACGGGTGCATCTATCTATGAGGCATACCAACAACCTGTCATCTGTGCACTGGATGCGGGAAACCTGCTACCCGTAGCGCAAGCGATACGCGCTAAATGCTTAGACTTACCTCTAATCTTGGTAGCTGATAACGACCGTGCGACCGCTCAAAAGACAGGGGTTAATGTGGGTATCACCAAAGCGCAAGCGGTAGCTGAATCCGTTTCATTAGTGACCGTACAAGTACCCTACTTTGAGGATAGCGCCCCCCTAGACCTCTCAGACTTTAACGATGCAGTGAATTACTACCGCACCCAAGACAAGCCACAAGTTGCTTAAAAGGAATTTCAACCATGACGAATCAACCACATAAAGCACCCGTTATCCCGATGACCACTCTTAAAATGGATAAGCCTTGTTACCAAGACCAAGAACTAGCACTGGCTAATGTGCCAGTACCCGACGAAGCGTGTTTTTACGGGATATTGGGGCAATACGCTAACTATGCAGCTAATAAGCAAGAAACTACCCCTATAGCCATATTAGCGCACCTATTGCCCTTCATTGGCACGTATCTATGCAAGCCTTACGCTTGCCCCCCTCAACACCTACCCAAAACTCAATTAGTGCTAGGGGGCGTAGTTGTCCCCCCTAGAGTAATGACCGTCATAGTAGGGCTAAGCAGTGCAGGCAAGGGGACAGCCGCTACACAAACCAAACTCTTAACCCGTTGTATTAATAAGGCACTCTTAGATTTAAAGCTACCTGTGCCCATTTATGCCGATGGTCCTATGAGCACAGGCGAAGGGTTAGCATGGTTACTACGTGACGAATCGAAAGACCTAGACAAAGATAACAACCCTAAATTTGAAGGCGTTGACGACAAACGAGCGATGATTGTAGAGGAAGAATTTAGCGCGTGCTTGAAGGCAACTAAGCGCGATGGTAATACATTTAGTGCAGCAATCAGGAGATTTTATGATGATGGTTGTTATTCGCCCATTGTCAAAACGGCAAAAGCCACCTGCACCCATGCTGATTTAAGTTTTTGCGGACATATCACCCCTAGCGAACTACTCAAAGAGATTGACCCGCAAGAGTTTTATAACGGTTTTGCTAATCGTATTCTGTGGTTCTATGTGCCACACAGTGAGATTGTCCCTATCCCACTAAGCCCTAGTGATAGCGCCCTACAAGCCTTCACAGATGAGATAGTGCAAGCCATTCAATACTCGCATCATCAAACCAACCTAACCCTCTCAGATGAATCTATCCGACTATGGGAAAACGTCGCCAAACGCTTAGGCAAGGCACGTAATCAGATGCTAGGGGAACGTGCTCGACCCAACGTTTTACGCATTGCCACTATTTACGCACTACTAGACAAAACCAACCAAGTGCAGCCGGAACACCTCAAAGCCGCTATTGCTTTATGGGAGTATAACCAGCAATCCATTAACTACATTTTTGAGATGCAACAGGATGACAGAGAGCTAGACATAAGCAGGGTATTAACGGGTAGGGAGCTAAGCATTAGCGAGATTAGGCTAACCGCATTTAACCAGAACATAAGCTCTAGTGATTTAGGGCAATTACTCAAGCGCATGGAAGGACGCGGCTTAATTGAGCGTTTTGAGCGTCCTAACGTCACAGGTAAGGGCAAAAAGGCGACTTGCTTTAGATTAAAAGCAGTAAAAGAGTAATAAAAAGAGTACTTTTACTATTTTTATTAAGCTATTGATTTATAACGATAATATAGCCTTTTTTACCCCTAAAACGAGTAACAAAAAGAGTATAAAAGAGTACGGTTTACTCTTTTTATTGAGCCTCTCTAAGTTGCTGATAGTTAAAGGAAAATAGTACTTTTTAGGGAGTAAAAGAGTAAAAGAGTAAAAAGAGTAAGAAAATACTTTTCTGAAAGAGGTTAGAAACTATGTCACTCCTAGCTTATGTTGACGACTGTATAAGAGAGATTCGACAACCCAAACCACCTTCTATGACACAAGACGAACAAGCCGACTTTGAGGAATGCCTAGAGGAACGTAGCGCGATAATGGAGTATGAAGGCGGACTACCAAGAGGTGAGGCAGAATTGCAAGCGCGTGTTATCTGTTTGACGGAGTACCGAAATAGGAAGGGTATTAAAGCCTGATAATCAGTAGGGTAATCACTGGCTACCCTTAGCACCTCGAAAGATTATTTTTGAGGGAGTCAAAATGCCAAAAGTACACCGCAAAGTACACCGTAAAACGGTTTTAGACCTATTTTAAGCCTTAGTCCTAAAAGCAAAAAGCCTTGTAAGTGTTTGACCTACAAGGCTTTTAATTTGGTGCCGGCAACCGGAATCGAACTGGTGACCTACTGATTACAAGATTTAGCAAACATTTTATTTATAAGGTTATGATTTTTATATAAAAATAAAAATATCATCTAAAATCAAAGTCTTTTTTTCGTTATCATCGTTAATCACTATAAATCAGGTGAGATAGTCTAAAATCATCGTTTTTAAAAAACGATCATCCTTGTGTAGGACTAGCGTAGTACTAACGCTTTAGGAGTTTGGGTTGAGTGAGGTTATAACGTTCACACAAAAACGCTTATCTTTGTTGGAAGTCCCCACCAGTAAGCGTGTTACTTATCGAGATAAAACTTTGCAAGGGTTTCAGCTTGTCATTTATCCCTCTGGTGTTAAGAGCTTTTATGTTTATAAGCGGATTGGTAAGCAACCTGAGCGGGTTTTTATTGGTAACTGGCCATTGATGGATGTGGAGGAGGCTCGGCGTAAAGCACAGGAGATTTTAGGCAAGATTGCGTCGGGTGAGTTTGTGTTGCCTAAACAGGTTGTTGCCTGCCCTGTTCCGGCTCCTGTTATGAGTTTTGGTGAGTTATTTGCTAAGTACTTGGAGCTACACGCTAAGCCACGTAAAAAGACGTGGGCTGAGGATGAGCGCCAATATCGAGTGTATTTGCAGCATTGGGCTAAGCGTCCTATTGACGGTATTACTAAGCTGGAAGTAACGGAATTACACCAGACATTGGGGGATAAGCATGGGCATTATCAAGCTAATCGGGTGTTGGCATTGCTGAAATCGATGTTTGAGAAAGCTAGAGATTGGGATTTGTTGTTAGGCTCTAATCCTTGTAGTGCTACGGAAAAATTTGAGGAAGTGGCGCGGGAACGTTTTTTACAGTCGGATGAGTTGGTGCGCTTTTTTAGGGCATTGAATGATGAATCTAATACGACTATTCGTGATTACTTTTTGATGTTGTTGTTTACAGGGGTGAGACGCACCGCAGTACTCAAGATGCGTTGGGATGAGATTAATTGGCTGGATAAAACGTGGTCTATTAAGCCGGAAAACGCTAAAAGCGGTAAGTCTCAGATTGTGCCTTTGGTATCGACTGCTTATGAGTTATTACAGGTACGGCGACAAAATGTAGAGGGTGAGTGGGTATTTCCGGCACGTTTGGGGGCTAAACAGGGGCATTTGACTGAGCCTAAACGGGGGTGGGATAGGTTGTTAAAGCGTGCCCAATTGGAGGATTTACGGTTGCATGATTTGCGGCGCTCGATGGGGAGTTGGCAAGCTAAGAAGGGGTATAGTTTGGTTACGATTGGTAAAACATTGCATCATTCCTCCCCTGCTTCCACGGCTGTTTATGCGCGGTTAGATATTGAGACGGTGCGGGAGGCTATGGAGGATACAATTGAAACTATGCTCAAATTGAGCAAGATTAAATCACCTAGTTAGCATTTCACAGCGATTAAGTGAATTAATTACCTTTTTGCGGTCTGTAAAGTCGACACTATTATTATTTTTAATGTCATAACGATATAAAAGGTCGCATTGTGAAAATCTATCTGCCTGATTGGTATCCTGCTAAACGTCATTTATATTCTATTAGTTTGTTTGATTTTGGGTGCTTTTTAGAAAATTGCTCTAGTTGTATATCGTTATCTCCTAGTTTAAGCCTGTTGTTGCCTGCTCAACCCCTGTCTCTTTATAAGTTTTCTACCTCATTGAAAAAAATCAGATTTTTTAAGTCTATTGATATTCTTGATTTATTAATTTGGTCAGAACAGCACTCTTTAAAATTGAGTGGGGAGCTTATTGCTAATGTGCTTTGGCCTTATGATTCGGTGAATTTAAAAAAGCGTTACTTTGAAACTGCTAGACCTTTGGCTTTTTCTTTGCTTCATCTTGAGGGTATTAAATTTATTAAGTCTATTCCCAATAATCACTCTGTTTATATTTAATCAAATGTGATTATTGCGGGGGTCAACTCCCGCTATTTAATAATCTAATATCAATATGAACCGTTAATAATCAATTTTGATCATTAGCGTTGATAGGTTGTTAAGGAGTAGCACATTATGATCACTAACAGGGCTTTAAAAGCGGTCTCTAGCTTTACTGAACGACGTTTATCTATCGAACAGGCTGCTGCTTACATGGGTATTGGTAAAGCCACGTTGAATAGATGGCGATATTCGGAATTACCTATTGGTACTAAACAACCCAGGTATCACAAGGTTGGCTCCCGTATCTATTACTTGCCCGAAGATTTAGATGCGTTTTTGGCAAACACTGCTATTGAATCAGCGGGGGATGCTTATCGTGAGGCATGAGGTTGAAGCGGCATTTAAGGCAGCTATTGCTGATCGTTTAGGCTTTGCGCCTCGAGCGTTGGTAGCGGATGGTCGTATACATAGGTTTGGTGAAAAACGTACTGACTCATCGGGTTGGTATGTATTGCACGAGGGGGATTATCCTGCGGGGGCTTTCGGGTCTTGGCGGGGTAGTGTTAGCGAGAAGTGGTCTTATGGCACGGGCTTGGTAAAACTCTCACCTGATGAGCGTCAGGCGTTATTAAAGGAGCAAGCTGAGCGTAGACGGCAGGAGGAGGAGCGGTTGCTCTCACTGGCAATACGAGCGCAAAAGGTAGCCCATGAGCTGCTGCAAGCCGCAAGCTTTGAGGGTGTGGATGATCATCCTTATGCGGTGCGTAAGCAGGTACTTTTGCCAGCAGTAAAGGTGATTGAAGGTGCAGTGCTGGAGGGTATTTTAGCTAAATATAAGATGCGAGCTTTAATTGATAGTACTCAGTCTGTGCTTTTAGTGCCGATGTTTAGCTTGCAACAGGGTAAGGGTCAATTGCGATCTGTACAGTTGATTGATCACAATGGTTTAAAGCGTTTCTTGCAAGGTACTCAAAAGAAAGGGTGCTTTTTCGCGTTTGGGGGCAAGCTATCTGGGGCTATTGAGGTTGACTTATGCGAGGGTGTGGCTACGGCGGCTAGTGTGTTTGCTGAACGTGGCAAGCTCACTGTGTCGGCGTTTGATTGTGGTAATTTGCTGCCTGTGGCTCAAGCGTTGGTGCAGTCTTATCCTTATTTATCTATTACATTGATTGCTGATAATGATCGTAAAACACAAGGCAATCCAGGAGTGACCGCTGCTAAGGCAGTACGCTCTGCTCTGCCCTTTAATGTGTCTATTTTTATTCCTGCCTTTCCTGCTAATGCCCCTATTGAACTATCGGATTTTAATGATTTGATGTGCTTGCAGGCGGTTCAAGGCTCGACTCAATAAGGATAACTATGATGAGTGATGCTGTATTGGAGGCTATTTCCGGTAGTGCTCTGATTGATGACGCTACTAATGCCATTATTGATAAAGCAATTGAACGAGCTAAGGGCGGTTTACCATCTGCCTTGTTTGAAGATGTGGCATTGGCGGCATTTCGCAAGCTGCGCGAGGTTGATGAGAATTATTATTTACGACTGGATGCGGATTGGCGGGCTGCAAAGACTATCCCTCATGCCGTCATACTGAGGCTTTTTAAAATCACGGCTCCTTTACCTGCGGGTGGTGGGGGGATGCAAACCAAAGCCGATTTATTGGTGGCGTTGGTCAATAGTAAGGCTGAGTTGTTTAGGGATGATGATGATGAGTTTTATGCAACTTGTCCTTGTGATAACCCCAGCGGTGAGGGGTCGCATAATGAAACGTACCTGTTGCGTGGGGTGGATTTTAGGCGTTGGGCTTCGAGAGAATTTTTTAATATTTATGAAAGTAGTCCGGGGGATAGTGCGTTTAAGGATGCGCTAGAAACGCTGGAGGGCTTTGCTGCTGAGGGTGAGTGTAGGTCGGTGTACTTGCGCTATGCGATGCACGAAAACGAGGTTTATGTGGCGTTGCATGATGATTTGGCACGGGTGGTAAAGATTACGGCTAAAGGTTGGAATGTTATTGCGGCGGCTGATAGTCCGGTACGGTTTCGTAAGTCGCGTAATGCTAGAGCATTACCCTACCCTGTTGAGTCGGGCGAACTGGGGACGCTGTGGGAGCATATTAATCCGGTGGATGATGAGACACGAGTACTGGTGGAGGCGTGGCTATTAGAGGCTATGCGGGGCGATTTCCCGTTTCCGGTACTGGAGGTATCCGGTGAACAAGGTTCGGCTAAGTCGACGTTTCAAAAGCGGATTTGCGCCTTGATTGATCCCGCTAAGGTGATGCTGCGGCGTGAACCTAAGGAGATTGCGGACTACTTTGTGTCGGCTCGACATAATCATGTGCTTTGTTATGACAATATGAGCAATCTTACGGCGGGTGAACAGGATGCTTTGTGTACCATGTCTACTGGGGGTGGCTTTGCTACACGGCGACTCCATACTACCAGTGAGGAGGAAATGTGGGATGCTAAACGTCCAGTGATTATTGGTGGCATTAGTGAATTGGCGACTCAAGCGGATTTGGCTGATCGGGTGATTGCGGTAGAACTGCCTATTATTAAAACATACAAGCAGGAGCAAGGGTTGGAAGATGCTTGGGCTAGGGATTATCCGGCGATTTTGGGTGGTTTGTATGCGCGTATGAGTCAAACACTGGCTAAGCTGTCGAGTACTGTTGTGCCTAATCCTCCGCGTTTGGCTGACTTTGCTCATTTGGGGCAGTCGATGTTGGTAGGGATTGGGGATGCGCGGGATTTTATTGAGGTGTTTACACGGAATCGGAATCGTGTTGTTAATCGGGCGATTGAGTCGTCACCTGTGGCGCAAGCGATTGTGAGCCTGATGGATAAAGTACCTAGCTATTATGATACGACGGCGGCGTTATTAACGGACTTGACTAATAATCACCGCCCTATTTTTTATGACAAGCAAGGCTGGCCACGATCACCAAAAGGATTAGGCGGTACTTTGCGGCGGTTAGCGCCAGCGTTGAGAGTGCGCGGGATTATGGTGGAACATGAAAAATCGCGGGATGGTTGGCGGGTGAAGATTAGTCAAGTTCAGTCTGCTCCTGTACCTGAGTCTGCACCTACTCCAGTACCTGTACCTGATACGGATAAGCGGGATTTAAGCGATTGGTTGACGGCGTTGTATGCGTCTGATTTAAAGATCAGTGTGTTGTATGGTGGCAAGCTATTACGTTTTGAGAGTGCTGATGAGGCACTGGTGCGTGAGTTTGAGCAGGGTATCCAAGCCGATAAGCCTAAGCTATTGGCGTTGATTCAGGCGGATATTAAACGGGCTAAGGCTCATGGTGAGACAGTACGACAGGAGTATGATTGTCCTAGTTTACTGAAGCTGTTGGAGGCTGAGGACGGGGTTTAGTACTGACTTGGTTTTGTTTTGGGATTTTGTGCCACTCGTTGTAGTGGCTTTTTTTTGCCTTGCGTTCCCCCCTCCCCCCTTCCTTTCTTCTAGTTTTTATAAGTACCTTCTTATTCTTATATTCTTTTTATCTTTTTAGTTCTTAAAACACCGGAACAATGTTCACAACGTTCTCATGCCTTAAAAAAGACTGTTTATTCAGTGTTTTAGGTGTGAACATTGAGTTTTTTGTAATGTTCACAATGTTCTCAACGTTCACAAAGGAATGAGCTTGATTAGGTTTAACAGTTGGGGAAAAACAGGGGTAAGGCGCTCATTTCGTTAATGTTTCACGGAATGAGCGTTAAGATCATGAGTGTGAACGTTAGAAACGGGGCATGAAGTCGCGAATGCGGTCTAGGTCTTCATCCAGTAGCTCAATATTAGTTTCTGGTCGTGGTATTTTTGGGTTTACCAACATACCGGACATTCCCAGCAATCTTTGAAACAGCTCATGGGTAATGTGTACATCGTTCAGGCAATAATCTATTACCTCCCCTACTTGTCCGCGTTGCCAAAGTACTGGGGCTAATGCTCCGTTACCACTCTTGGTAAGGTTCTCTAGGTTGGCTCTTGCCATTGCGTCCAGTCCATAGCCGCCGTGTGTTCTGGGGTTGAACTCATCAGGGTCTAAGCCTTGTGCTTTCCAGATGGCGCGTAGGATGTCAAAGTGTTTGTAGTCATCAATGGTGATGTCATTGGCGGCTAGTAGGTTGCGGTCGAAGTTGTGACCGTTGAAGTCAACGATTACATCATGCTGGTCTAACCTGCCTTGAAAGATATGGAAGTTGTCAGCACAAAAGACGTGTAGTTCGGTGATAGAACTGTATGCACCAATGACGCTGATTCCCATACCTGCAAAGTCTTTCCAGCCTTCGCAATAGTCAATATCTTCATAATGAGGTTCATTGGGTTTGGGTGGAATAGCTTTGATAATTTCGCAGTCGTAAATAAGGTAGCTGGGTTTCATAATGGTATTCCTGTTCGGGTTGAGGGTTGAATGGAAATAATATTGCCTTTTCGGTCATAGGTTATTTGGTCGCGTTTGCCGTTTTCGTAGGTGATTAGGCAGACTTTGCCTTTTGGCTTTTCTATGCAAAAACTATCGATAATGTTGGGTAGGTTTATTTCCCTGTTTTTGCTGGATGCTGCTATTGCATTAGTGTTGATTAATAACGCTATGAGTAATAACCGTTTCATAAGTTGCCCCTGTTTGTATTTTTATAAATGAGTATTGGTTTAGTTATTGGCTCATTTTCTGCTTTTGCAAGTAACCTTCTAACATCCAGATTTTTTGAATAGCTTCTTCTTTTGCAATACCTTTCCCTATTTCTTCGTCATAGTTTTCAGGTGAGAGACAAGCTGATTCTCCTGTGACTGTATAGCCATTTTGCAAGGTCAGACAGCAAACCGTAAGCGTAGTATTTTCAAAGCGATGGTATTGCTCAGATTTTATTACTGAGCGTATGTAGTCGGGTGTTAATCGTGGGGCAGTTAAATTCTTTTGTTGAATTAGGTCTTCTGCTTGGCTGTCATTTAGTGGGGTAACAGCTTTTATTTCATTAGTCATTATTAGACTCCAATGATTGTTGAAGTCTTTATGGTAGGGAGTTGGGGAGGGTTGACCGTAAAAAGCGTGATTATGGGGTTGAGTTTGGGTAGTCTTTACGGTGAATAATTAATAATTGTCTGTGATGTTTACTAAAGGCTAAAAATATGAAATCAATCGTTGTATTCGGTTTGGTGTTTTCTATTGTATTTTCTGCGCTGGCTTGGGCTGATGCTCCTGTTACTCATAAGCATGGTGGTCGTTCTCATACCCATGTGTTGCCGAGTACTGGGGTAAATCATAGTCATGGTTCACCGCAACGACCTACTCCGCAACCAGCAACTTCTTCTGGATGGGTGTATATAACTACATCGGATGGATATAATCCCGTTTCATTTTATGGAAAAGCTGGTTCACTCCAAAGAACTACCTCTCATTATTCAATAATATCTAAATCTCATAACCCACTAACAAAAGGTATCGTTATATCTAGAGAAATTGTTCCAATCAGTAACTGCAATAATGGTGTTGGTGTACTAAAAGCTTATGACTTGAGCGGTAATTTAGTACAGCAGAATGATTTTGCCTTTGGTTCAGGAAATGTTGCTTCTTTAATTGCGGAAACTATTTGTATAGCTGGGGCAAGTTTGAGGTAACAAGTTTTTAAGGTTGTCATTATGTGGTATTTCATCGCTTTTGCTGTGGTGTTTGGGTTGTCCCTCACTCCACTGGTGCAGTTTTTAGCGTTGGTGTTGCTGATTCCTTTGTTCTTTGGGTTGCGGTTTTGTGCGGCTTGGTTGGCTCAATCGGCTGATTTAGGCGAACGACGGCGATTCTTGGAAAGTAATTTGAAGGGTGAAAATAAATCAGAGGCTTTCATTGAAATCGAGGTTAGGAAACTTGAGAAAAAGCCTTTGATGGATTTTTATAATTCTGAATTAGCAGATAAGCTCTTTGCACTTTTCTTCTTTATGGCTATGGTTATCTTCATTGGGTTGCAACAGCGCTATTCTGATGCTGATTCCAATGTTAGCGATTACGAGTATGAATATAGGCAACGCTAAGTACCCTATTGACTCTACCCAAATTTTGGGATTATTCTATCTACAGCTTCCTAACCGCGTGAGCGGCGCAAGCTAACAAAGTTGTCGGGATTGCATTCCCTCTCACGTAGTCTTAACACGGTTTCCCTGTTGCTATTGGTATAATACATGCGTCGGGCATGTGGACTATGCAATAGGATAAAACCAAAATTCCACACGCTTTTCGTGAGGCGAATGCGATGTCCGATGTGTTTATATCGCATTAGAATATCACGAGGTAGCTATGTTAAGCTCTACTGAGATTACTTCCGCTGGTGAGCAATTCCTCATCGGCGGTATCCCATCCCTACACTCCTCCCTCAATACTCGTCCTAGTACGCCTAAAGCTGTACCCTCCCCTTTAATCTTTGAACGCGCTAATCAACACTCCCTCATCGGCTACCTGAATAAAGCTCCGGTGTGCTGGCTGTATCGTGGCGTACATTACGGTCAAGCCGAAAACAAAGACCTGATGAGCGTGTACGTGGATGTTGCGTTTTTATCCACGGTCAAGCGTTCACGCTTTATCGACACCAATACTTTTGAAGAACCTACCCTCACTCCAGTCATGGGCATACATGATCTGTACGAACTCCTAGAGTCACAAGCTAAAGCCTTTTTACGTGATCATTTTGCGGGGGTGAACCATGTACGTTGAATACATGCAAGCCCGTCGTGCGGCGGATTTATCCAAGACTGAAATGAAAGTACTGGATTTCATCATGGAGAAAACGATTGGTTATCGTAAGCAAGAGGATGATATTTCCAAGTCACAGTTTTTTAATGCTACCTGTTTACGTTCCGATCATTTAAGTACCGCCTTAAAGGGCTTGATTGCTAAAGGGTTGATTGAGGTATTCGATGGTAGGTATGGTTTGATTTGCCGGATTCCTGATGAGCATTGGAGTGCTGGTTGCAAGTCATGGTTAATGGATGAGGCTAAAGCGAGTACTCCATCTAGTACTGAGCCTGCCATTGACCCCGAACTAGAAACCGAGTTTAGGGCATTTATGGCATTTCGCACGTCTATCCTTCCCAAGATTAGGGATGAAAATAACCAAACATTGGGAGACGTACACCCAAAAGCTGGGGAATCTGCTCCCGAAAATTGGTTACATACACCTATAACTACTACACCAAAAACTATTACACCACACACTACGACAGACAACGCACACCCTGAGGTCGTGGTGAGTCGTGAGGCTATCGCTCTGGTGTTTGAAGATCAGGATTGCAAGCAAGCTGAGGTGTTGTTGAAAGCCTGCCCCGCTAGTGATCGTGAGGCGGTATTGCAGATCGTGAAGCAAGGTGTGCAAGCGGGTAAGGTGAAAACTCGCTTAGGGTACTTGGCGGAATTGGTCAAACGCGCTAATGCGGGTTTATTGGATAAGTCCGGGTTGAGTGCTCCAGTACCGCTACCCACTACCCTACCTGCTCCCGTGCCTGTAGTTCCTGCTCCTGTGCCAAAGGTGGTAGAGCGAGTGAATCTAGCCAATAGCCTAGTTTGGTTGGGCAATATGGCTAAGGCTTTGGGTAAGAGTGTACGTGAGACAGCGGAAATGATGGCTCCTGAATTGTTGCCCCATGTAAGTGAGGAGGTAGCGGCATGAGTCAATTAGACCTATTCAAACCAGCGTATCAAATACCGGAACCTAAGCCAATTGTTAAAAAAGCATCTCCTGGTTTTGTTTTTGGGGTTAAAAGCATTGATAACACATGGGAGGAACATGAGAGTGGATTAATGGCTCGTATAATTCCCAATTGGCAGTCTTGGGATTTTGAAGTAACTAATGGGAGTTATTCGATAAAGCTATCATTTGAAAAGTCTATGTTTCCTACTTTTGTCAAAGTATTTGACGTTGCTTTGCCTGAGTTTGAATTACTTGAGGAGTGCAGCCATGACTAAAGTACTTCACTCTATCTTGGAAAGAGTCACTATTTCTTCTCAACAGCTTGCAATGATGACCACTACCCTACTCACACACGGGTACTCTGTAGAGGTGCTGGGTGTTGGCGCGGGTCAACACACGATTAAGATTTATTGGATACAAGAGGTGCGTCATGCTGTCACTCACTGAGATTTGTGCTGAACGTGGAGTGACTGAATCCGATGATATTCAATGGATTCAGACATGCCTAACCGAATATGCACATGATCCTGAGCGTGCGATGTTCTGGATTAACTATTACTACCCTCTTCCGGCTGCGCCTGTTTTTACGGCTCCAGTGGCTGATTTAGGTACAAACTCTGTACGCGTACACGATCAGTCTGTGCGCGTACACGCTGATAGCGCTGATACGTACATGGTGTGGCGCTTATCCCCAGACCAAGTAGCGTTTTGGCTACGAGTGGCGGCGGTTTTAATCATTTTATTAATAGGATTGTGGTAGATGCGCGTACAGCTTACACAGGAAATTGATGTTGCTTGGCTTTGGGCTGAGGTATTGCGTCCGGTGTTGTGGCTGTTTTCGATCATCATGTACGTGTCCCAAGTACTTTATCCGTTTGTGATGTTGCCCTTGAGTACGTACATGATGTTGAGCGTTCCGGTGGTATTGATTGGATTGGTGTTCATCGGTACTCAACATCTACTAGCCAAGTATGATTTTAATCTGGGCTTTCTCTGGGTGTGGTGCGTGTCACTAGGGTTAATGTATTGGTTTTGAAAAGGGCAAACGATTATGAGTGATTTAGTGATTCGTGAAGGTACTCGACTGGCAAATAATAAACATAAAGATCAGTTGGTAAAGGATTTTAAAGAGTTATCGTTTTTTTATCCGGTAGCGGCGGTGGCATCTTTTTTAGCGTCGTTGTTTTTTGTGCTTAATATTTCTATTGGTGGGCGTTGGGATTGGTCATTATGGACGGTGAATGATTGGGCGGGGGTGACGTTTGCAGTATTGGGCTGTGTGGCGATTACCGCAGGGGAGTACTTTCTGTATCGCTCTGGTGTCTTAAATCCCTGGATACTGTTACTCAAGGCAGTACTGATCTCGTTTAATTTATCCACTGAGATTTTTAATATGATGGAGCGTGAGGATGTGACCGTCCGTGCTCGATCTGAAAGTAGTGCAGTGTATCAGGCTACGGTCAATCAGATTAATCAACCTGTGGTAGTCAGCTCTAATAATGGTTTAGAACAGGCCCACTCACGCAAAGCTAAAGCTGAGTATGAGTTATCGGTTTGCAGTCGTTATAAAAATGAAGATCAGCGTGTACGTTGTGTACGTATCGAGACGGGTAATGTAAAAGCGGCGGAAGCCTCTATTACTACATTACAACAACAAGAACAATCAGCAGCGGCACTGGCAGTAGAGGCTAAAACTAAGCTGATTGATAAAGCTCAAGATTTAAGTCATCAGGATGAGATGTATAACGCAGGTATTAAACTGGTGGCTGAGAAGGGCGGGGTTAGTCATCAGTCTGCCTCGTTTTTGTTGATGGGTTTATTGATTGTGACTTTTACAGGCGCTTTTATGTTTTTAGGTTGGTTGATGAATTGTATTGAGTATGCGTTGCGCTTGAAAGGCTTTGATACTAAGGGCAACTCACTAGCACATGAATCTGCTGTCCCTGTTACTTCAACAGCTAGTCAAGTACCAGTAGGTGTAGATTATTCCGCATCAACCTCTGAAACGGAAGCGCAGGTATTAGAAAAGGTTTATCAGAATTATGTGGCTGAATCGACCTTACCCACTACCTTTAGACCTCAAAAGACTTGGTTATCTCAGCAACTAGCACACTATCAAGTACATAAAAAGATTGAGGATATACAGGCGTTGATTAGTCAGTGGATGGAGCGTGCTTATCAAGAGGGTGTGATGATAGTCAATCCTGATTTTAAAGAAGGCAAAAATGTACCTAAGTACGTTCGCAAGATGGTGTAAAGTAGGCTAACTGACTTTGGTGGTTAGTTCACAGACAATTACCTCTTTCGCCCTGTGGGTAAACGTCATTCAGCGGGAGCTTTACTCCCGCTTTTTTTTGTGCATTAATAAATATAAGTATATGATTTAAAAAGGTATTTTATGTTAATGTGGCACTTGGTGAGGGTCATGCTGGGGTTTTTCATTATGCTGGTTGGTTGTTTGTTAATACCTACCCTCAAATGGTTTCCGGTACTTGCGCTGTGTTTTGGAGGGTGGGCCATATGTGGAGGATGGGAGTGGCGCGTATCTTTATTTGATCAATCCAATAAACCGCTGTTAGTAGGTATCGTGAGTAGTGTCATAGGGGGTCTGTCGTTATTAATTTGAATGATCTGAAATGATCAAAAAGACTTAAGTACTTGTTTGTTATAATTAATAAAATAATGATAGGAGCATCCGTATGCAAACAGGGCGGCGTATTGATTGGGCAACGATGTTATTGAATCTCCGGTCTAAAGGGTTATCACTGCGCAGGGTGGCACGCGCTTCTGGTATTCCCTTTACTACTCTTTCTGGATGGCAAAACTTAGGGCGTGAACCTTTGTACTCTACTGGTGACGAATTTATCAATTTTTATTGTGGTGCTCTTAAGGTTGGTAGAGATCACTTGCCCCGTTGTTAGTGTACGTTGCTTGTACGTGATTAATGTACCCCACTAGGTACACGTTTTTAGTCATTATGTTTGGGTATTTTAACTAATTTTTCCCATTAACTGAGCATCAATATGAGTACTAAAAACGTTATCTCTACTGCCATTCCAGTCGTTGCTATGCTGGATCACCTGAATAAAGGCTCTGCCTTATCGGTCATCCAGCAAGTAGTGACGGCTGCTGAAACTGCCAATCAGAACTTAGATGCAAAGTTCACTAATGAAGTCCATCAACTCAATCAAAAAGTTACAGACGCTTTGCAAAAAGCTGAAATTCTTGAGGATTTTGAGTTAGGTCAAATTGAAGAAGCATTTGCCAAGTTTGTCGAAACTGAAGGTATGCAAAATATCATTGGTCAGATGTGTATTACGGTCAATGGTCAATCGGTCAAATTATCCTCTGTTGTAGAAGCGGTACTGGATGCTGTTGAGGGCGGCAAGTGGACGTTTAATCGCAATGCTGAAGGTACTGAATTGCTTAATGCCGTACTGACCTTAACTAACGGTTCGGTGGCTACATTTGACCTTGAGCTAAGCAATGAATCTACTGCGACTGAAGCGATCTATACCGCAACGGTGTCTGATTTTAACGGCACGGGTGCGAGTGTGGAGTTCTACGGAAAGTTTACTAAATATCCGACTGTCTTAGTCGCGTTTGGGGTCAATATTACTTCGGTCGATTATGATCTAAAAGAAGCAACTAATCTGGTGTTTGATCTAGGTGGATTGGTAGCTTGTGGGGGTACTAGTACTACTACTGACCTCAATAACGACGGTGTGGTCGGTAACGCGGGTAGCATCTAATCATGGCTGAGTCTCTAGTTAATCCGGCTGAACTCCCTAGCACTAATGACGTGGTGGTGAATTACACGATTCGCCACAACGGGCTATTTTTGACGGTGCGGGAAAATTCACAGGCGACTAGAGAGGAAGTGCTCACCAATGCGCTGGATTGGGCTAATCAAGTCTCTCAACATGACCCTGATTTGGGCTGGTATGTGTTGAGATTTGACGCTCGTTCTGGCGCATTTGGGATTACTTATAGCGAACGGCTCAAGCGTCAATTGGGCTTAGGTCAATATCACTATGACATGGTATCGGGTTATGCGTTGTCGGCTACTGACTTAGCAACGTTGCATGAATTGCTGAATAAAATGAATTCAGCCGGTGGCGTTAATGGTCTGAACTTAGGCAATGACATACTAGGTAGCGCAGGCGTAACGGTTTATCAGGAGGGTAGCAGTGGCTCGCTTTGATGAGTTGTTCCCACTCTTAATTCAAGCGGAAGGAACTAAATATGTCGACCATCCTAATGATCCGGGCAGTGCTACTAAATACGGTATCACACGCAAAACGTTAGCTGATTGGCGCGGGATTAAACCGTATTTCCAGCTTGATAAAAAGGAAGTGCGGTATCTAACGCTAGATGAAGCTAAGGCGATTTATAAAGCGCATTACTGGGATGTCATAAAAGGCGATAGTTTGCCTATTGGGGTTGATTATGTGGTGTTGGACTATGCTGTTAATTCGGGTTGCTCGCGGGCTATTAAACAGCTTCAAACGCTTTTACAAGTAAGTATTGATGGTGTCGTGGGTGATGAAACGCTATCTGCTTTAAAAAAAAGGTTGGTTACTGCTCCTGCTCTTGAAAACTTTATTACCCAATATACAGAAGCTCGCTTGAGCTTTCTGCAATCGTTAAAACATTGGGTGGTGTTTGGTCGAGGTTGGGGGCATAGGGTGCAGCGGGTGTCTGCAATTAGTATAAAAATGGCGCAGTCTGCTTATAAGCCTGCTCAACAACAAAGTACTTTAGGAGATTTATCTATGTTTCAATTTTTGCGTGGTCGTAAAACGTTCGCAACAGGTTTAGTCATGGTAGGTGTGGGAGTTGCTAATTTAGCAGGTTATCAAGTGCCGGGTTTTGACCCAGCGCAAGCCGGGCAATTAATTACGGAAGGGTTAGGTATTATCTTTATTCGAGCGGGTATTCGTAATGATGTAGGTGCGTAATGGATGCGGACTTAGAAAAGCGGGTTCGCGCCTTAGAAACTGAAATGCACGAAATTCGTTATCAAATAAAAGATAACGCAGAGCAACTCAAAGTACAGGGGCAGGATATTAAAAATCAGGGTGCAACCCTTAATAATATTCTGCACTCGATTAATACGATTAAAGCAACTTTATTTGGTGGGATAATTGTTATTGTTGCTCAATCTGTTGGTATCGTAGAACTTTTAAAAAAAATGATCTTTTAATTATTAAGGGTGGGTGAAGGTAGTGCAACAACTGGGATTAGATCAAATTGCACCCGCAGTTGAAATTAGTAAAACTCGTGAGTGTGATGTTTTTTTTGCTAAGTTGCGCCACTTTGCCCAAGCCTTAGTGATGCGTATTGATCCAGTGACGGGCGATGAGGTCAAGGATAATACGGATGCTGCATTAAAAGCGGGGTTAGGCAAGAATAAACGCTCTGCCGCATCAATGGCGAGTCAATACAAACATCATCCTATTGTATTGGCAGAAATGGAGCGAGCTAAGCGAGTACTGTTTGGTAGTGCGTTAGCTACTCATGCTGAGGTAATGGGAGGATGGCGCTCACTGTTAGATATGACTATGGGACTAAAGCCAGTGGTGTTACCCATAGTTGATGATAAAGGTGAGGCGGTTATTGATCCTAAGACTAACAAGCCTGCGGCGCGAGAAGAATATATTATTAAACCTGACGTGGCTGAAAAAGTTTTAGAGAAAATGGGTAAAGCCGTGGGGCTTTTAGATAATAAAACTGATACTACTACGCAACAATCCACCTTAATTATATCCGCTAATCCCGATATTAGTCCTGACGAGTGGGTTAAACAGTACGGCGCGTCTTAATGTCGATTCAATTACCGCATACTTTAATTACCCCTCAAGTTTTATGGATGCCTAATGCTGGTCCTCAAACCGCATTAGTCAATTGTCCGGTATTTGAAGTATTTTTCGGGGGTGCGCGTGGAGGTGGTAAGACTGAGGGTATGTTGGGAGATTGGTTATTACATCAAGCTAAATATAATCAGTATGCTAAAGGCGTTTTTTTCCGGCGGACTTTGCCACAGTTAGAACAGGTTATTGAGCGAGCCAAAAGTATCTTTACTTTAATAGGTGCTCAGTACCGCGAGCAGAAAAAAACTTTTATTTTTCCTTCTGGCGCAACTCTTAAATTCCGCTTTTTAGATAAACGCGGTGATGCTGATAATTATCAGGGGCATGAGTACACACGAATTTATCTTGAGGAAATTACCAATTGGGCTGACCCCACTGAAATTAATAAAATGCGGGCAACTTTGCGTAGTAGTGCTGGAGTACCGTGTTGCTTACGCATGACTGGTAACCCCGGCGGGGTGGGGCATAGTTGGGTTAAGGCTCGCTTTATTGATGCAGCTCCACCGATGACGCTGATTAAAGATCAAACTAGCGGCAAGCAACGTGTCTTTATACCTTCCGTACTGGATGATAACCCGCATTTAGATCAAGTCGAATACATGGCAACGCTGGCAGACTTAGGTAGTCCAGCACTGGTGAAGGCATGGCAAAAAGGCGACTGGAATATTATTGCGGGTGCATTTTTGGGTGAACTCTTTGATACGTCTACGCATGTGGTTGAACCATTTACTATCCCTGCCCACTGGACACGTTGGCGTGCTATGGACTGGGGCAGTAGTAGACCTTACTGTGTACTCTGGTTTGCTCAAGACGAACAGGGCAATGTGTATGTGTACCGTGAGGCTTACGGCGTGGAGTATGACTCATCAGGAATCGTCAAACCTAACGTCGGTACTCGTGAATCTGCCGAGGCGGTGGGGACTAAAGTACTTGAGTTAGAAGCGGCTGAGATTAAGCGCGGTATTGAAATACGCGGTAATGTGGCTGACCCTGCTATTTGGGCTAAGAACGGTACTGAATTGAGTATTGAGGAGCATTTTAGGAAAGCGCGTTGTATTTGGCAAAAGGCTGAGACGGGTGCTGGCTCAAGGGTGCAAGGCGCTCAAGAGATTGTGCGGCGGCTGCGTAATGGTTCGTTATACTTTTTTAAAACGTGTGTCCATACGGTTAGAACGATTAGTGCTATTCCGCATAGTCCAACGAATCCTGAAGATGTGGATACTAACGCTGAGGACCATGCGTGGGATGCGCTGCGATATGGTTTGAGGCGGCGTAAAGCGTTGGCTCCTGATAAGTCAAGCTCGGCTGAGGCTGAGATGTGGTTAGAGAGGTTTGGTTAATGTCACAAGATACGGATAGCAGTGCGTTAGCGGCACGCTGGAAAACTCGAATTAAAGAGGCTTTATCCTATTGGGATAAGGACTTTAAGCGCGTTGAGCATATGCGAGCATTAGTGGGTGCTTTGGATGTTGATAATCCTAGTGATAAGACTAAGCGTGTTAATTTAATCCACTCGACTATTAAGGGTTTGTTGCCTCATGTTTATGCGCGATTGCCAGAAATAGCTATCCAGCCGAAAGAGAGTATGGATAAGAGCGAGTATGAAATGTTGCGCTCGTTTGCGACTACGCTAGAGATTGTACTCAATGAACTGCTGGAGGCTGCGAAACTCAAACGTATTGCAAAATCAGCCACGCGGCGGGTTTTTAGTGAGGGCATTACGTGGGCTAAGGTAGGTTGGCAACGTGATATTAAGCAAGACCCGATTATTTTAAATCGGATTGCCGATACTCAAGATAATATTTTACAGCTTCAACGTTTAATTACTGAACTGCAAGGGCAAGATACCAGTACTCATGAAGCTAAGTTGGAGGAGCTACATCAATTACAAAAATCATTAGAAGATGCAGTGGAAATTGTAGTAGCGGATGGGTTAGTCATTGATAATCTACGAGCTGAAGATGTAATTTTAGACCCTACCATTACCAGTCTTGAAGACTGGGATAAGTCACGTTATATCATCCATCAAGTGCTTTTGCCACTTGAAACAGCTAAGGCTCAATATCCTGATGCATCTTTTAGTGCTACTGCCATTAATGATGAAGCGCGTCCGGTCACTCTAGCGGCACCTACCTCTTTACAAAACAATGAACGCATACGTGCTAATGAACGTATGGTGAAGATTTGGGAGGTGTGGGACAAAACGACTATGACAGTTTACACCTTGTCGGATGAAGCCGTGGATTATGTTCGTGAACCCTATCAGCCTGAAATTGTAAGTGAGGACTGGTATCCGTTTTATCCTTTAGCGTTTGAGATTACGGATAGTCGGGTTTATCCGTTCTCTGTAACTGAGTTGCTAGAACCTTTGCAGAGTGAGTACTTGGAGACACGCGAGAAGTACGCACTTCATCGTAAACGGGCTATACCTATGATGGGTGTCAGAAAAGATGCAGTCTTGCCTGAAGATGCTAGGAAAATTAATGAAGGCGAACTGTTAGAAATGGTGAGATTGGAAGGATCACCTGACGGTAAACCGGTGCAGAATGAATTAGGCTTTATCCCGTATCCACCTATTGATGGCTCACTGTATGACACGTCCGCTATACGCTTTGACGTTGAAATGATGAGCGGATTACAGGACGCTCAACGGGGTGCTATTGCACGACCTAAGACCGCGACTGAAGCGGAGGTAATGCAATCGGGTTTAACCTCCCGCGTCACTGAAATGCAAGACACGATTGAGGATTGGATTGAGCAAATTGCTACGGCTGGGGCTGAGCTGGCGCTTTGGGTGATGACTAAGCCTGAGGTGGAGCGCATTGCAGGACGTGGGGCAGTGTGGCCTGAGATGGATAAGGAAACCATTTATCGTTTTGTGCGTGTGAGTGTGCGTTCTGGTACGTCAGGCAAACCTAATAAAAGCCAAGAACAACGCAACTGGGCGCAAGTGGTTCCGCTAGCTATGCAACTTATGCAATCTGTAATGCAAGCGGAACAAGTGGGTATGCCTGAACTAGCAAACGCTCAACGGGAGTTGTTGGCTGAAACCTTACGACGTTTGGATGAGCGCTTTGATGTTGATCGTTTACTGCCTAAGTTATCTATGCAACCTACACCACAAAATACTATGCAACAGGCTCTACCACCTGAAGCCATGCAGTTATTAGCACAACAAGGGCAGTCTTTGCCTGTGAACTAGGAGTTTTACCATGTCTGATGAAAAAATGATTGAAGGAATGTTGGGTGCTGTGAATGAGGCATTAGCGCCTGCATCAACGGATGAGCCTGAAGCTGCACCTGTAGAAGCAGTAGAACAGGATGATGTCTCTGAAGATGTTGAAGAACAGGAAGTAGAGGAGGAACAGGATAGCTCTGAATCTGAAGAGGAGTATGAGGGTGAACAAGGAAAGGAAAGTTTATCCTCAGACAAGAAAAAAGAAGCCGATGATACGCCACTGACTGATGAGCAAATTAAGGCGGGTTTAGCGCCTCGTGCTCAACAGCGTTTCCAGGACCTATCTGAACGAGCGGGTAAGTTTGAATCGTTACGTGCTCTATTAGATGACAGCGTGAGTAGTCCCGCTGAGTTTGTGCAACTACTGGATTTTAGCAGGGCGGTACGTAACGGACAGTTTCAACAAGCGGTTGAGATGTTAGATAGAGTACGGAATGATCTAGTACTGAGAGGGGGTATTAAGTCTGTACCTCAAAAAGATGTCTTAGATGATTTTCCCGACCTTAAGCAAGAGGTGGAGGAATTTAATTTAACACCTGAACGGGCTTTAGAACTAGCTCGGGCGCGTAAGTTGGAGTCTGAGTATCGTCAACAGCAAGCACATGAGCAACGTAACTCTCAAGAGTTGCAACAGTATCAACAAGCTGTAGAGGTGGCAGTACAACAAGTACAGCAGTTGGAAGCTGAGTGGGCGCGTACTGATCCCGATTACAAGGCTAAGATGCAACGTTTAGCGGGGCAAATTAGTAACATTGGTCAACAGTATCAACCTAGCCAATGGGCTGGTGTGGTGGCTATGTTGTACCAGAATTTGAGTATGCCTGCGAGCACTAAGAAACCTCAGTCGCATTTACGTCCTGCGGGTGCGGGTGGTAAATCCAAACCTGCTGAGCCTAAATCGTTGGAGGCTGCTATTGGTGCTGCACTAGGTTGGTAAGGTTGTACCGCACTAGGTACGCTCATTTAATTATAATGGGTTAGATTTAACGCATTTACGCAGTAACAGGGGTCGCGGTCTGGCATGGGTTAAATCTACCCGTCAACGCAGTAACAGGGGTCGCGTCCTGTGCATCGATGATGTTCAAAGACGGTAATAACTAACTGATTTTATTTATTACGTCCGAGGACATCATGCCCTTTAGTTCCGATCAAATTAAGGAGGCTGGTTACGCCAGTCTCGATTACTATCTAAAAAATACTCCCGTCGATCAAATTGCTACTGAGCGCCCGTTATTAAAAAAACTACTCGAAAAGAAAAAGCCATTTCCGGGGGGCAAGCAGTTTATTGTTGAACAATTGCGTACCAATTACGGCTCTAACTTCCAGTGGTATAACTGCGATAAAGAAGTCACGTACAACAAGCGTAATACGCTAGCTCATGCTAATTTCCCGTGGCGCTCCTTTCATGATGGATTTGAAGTTTGCGAAGATGAGATGGTGCAAAACGGTATTATTCTCACGGATGAGAAGCGCAAAAATCCACCGACTGCCAGTGAGGGTGAAAAGGTCCAGCTCGTTAATTTATTTAATGAAAAGATGGAAGTGCTGGGGCTGGGCTTAGAACAAAAACTAGACCTCGCATTACATCAAGATGGTACTGCATCCCCAGAAGCTTTAGTCGGATTGGATGGTCTGATTTCTGTTAATCCTACCACAGGTGTGATCGGTGGGATTGATCGGGCAACGAAACCGTGGTGGCGTAATCATATCGCGTTGAATCTTACTAAATCTAACCTGCTCTCTACGATGGAAAAAGTTTGGCGTGCCTGTATCCGCAATGGTGGTAAGCCTGACTTTATTATAGTGGGTCAAGATTTTCTGGATGCTTATGCGGCTGCTGTGCGTGAGTTTGCGCATATTGAGGTCATGGCGGGTCGCACGATGGCGATTGAGGGTGGCATTAGTGAAATGACCTTTAAAGGTATTCCTTTAGTTTGGGATCCTGCTTTTGATGATTTAGATGCGATGGATTGCCCTAGTCCGGCGTGGTCTAAGCGCTGCTACATGCTCAATATGAATCATCTCCGTTTGCGTACTATTGATGGTCACTGGATGTTGCCTCGCACTCCTAGCCGCGACAAGAAAACCTATGTACATAGCTTTGCTATTACTGGCAAAAGTGCGCTCACAGTGAATCGTATGAATGCTCATGCGCTTATCACGATTAGCTAAGGAGTAGTCATTATGGTTGCTGTAAATACTGTTGTCGTTGCTATCGTAATGGATAGCATGAATACGTTAGAAGTTCGTGTGCCTGAGCATGAGGTTAAGTTATTGCAGGCGGTGCATAACGAGACTGAATTAGTAGCGGATAGTGATGAGGTGCGAGAACTACCGATTGATGAGTCAAATGAGTACTCGCGCTTAGTTATGAAATATGGTGCTGCTGCGGTTGAGTCTGCCTATGGTTTACCTGCTGATAACAAACTAAAAGGGTTGATTAAGAAAAAAGCTAAAGTTACTAAAGAGTCTGAGATTGACAAATCAACCGAAGATAAAGTGGTGTAACTATGACTTATACCCGTCAATATGCCTTTAGTACTACTGTCTCCGGTGTGCAACTTGATCGTGAACTGGATGGAGTTAGCCAAGAATTTGGTCGCGTCAATCAAAAGCTTGGCGCGGTGGTGCGTGATGACGGGCAATTGCAAGACGGTATTGTCAAGCGTCATGCACTGCATGCAGAAACTATTGCTCATCTTGCAGTAGAAGTACGCAACGAACTAGAGCCACTGTATAAAGAAATACAGTCTTACGCTCAACGTAGTGCAGATGACTTACAACGTGTCTTAAATAACGAAAACGAGTTGCAACGCTGGTATGAGCTAATGAAACAATTAGCTCAAGACACGGGTGTACTGAATCAATCGGCTCAAGCTGCATTAACTAAAACGTTACGCGCTCAACAAAATACCGAATCATTAGAGCGTTCTTCGGCTACTCATGCGCAACAAGTGGCAACTACTGAAAAGGGCGTGCAGGTACAAGTAGAGCGTGCCAAGCAAGTACAAGAACAAGTACGGGCATTGGTAGGCGTTGCTGAAACTGCCTCATTAGAAGCGACTGAACGGGCACGATCTGCGTGTGAGTGCAGACGTAAAGCTGAGGAGGCTGCTAATAAAGTACTGCAATCTAATTATGCAGTGGAGTTGCAACGTAATGAAGTGCGCGGCTTATTAGCACAGGTACGACAACTCACAGATCAAGTAGTTGCTGCTGAAAAAGGTATTAAGCAATCGTATCAAACACTGATTACTAAAATTAGTGAGATAGAGCGTTTGGGTCGTGAGCTAATGACAGCGCGTGATCAAGCTGTAGTCAGTGCCTTTGCTGCTAAGAACTCTGAATTACAGGCTGATTTGGCAGCATGTGAAACTCGCAATGCTGCTAATGCGGCTACTAGTGCTGCAACTAAAGCGGTTAATAATGCAGGTGATGCGTGTTTATCTGCACGGGCGGCTGAGTATCACCATATTAAAGCGGCGGGTTTTGCTAACGAGGCTAGTGTTAGTTTGAGTCAGGTGCAAGTACTTGCAGCTCAAACGCAAGAGGCTCAAAAATCTGCACAGCAAGCATCTGATATTGCCTTTACTGCCAGTACTGATGCTAGGTACTCGGCTAATCGTGCCGAACAATCTGCTCAAGTGGCACAACAAGCGGCAGCCAGTGCGGGGCAATCTGCACAACAAAGTAGTGCCGCTCAAGCACAATCCATTGCTGCTAAAAACGATTCTGCACGTTATGCCATTAACGCTGAAGCCTCTGCTCAACGAGTCGAAACTCAATACGAATCTATGATCTGGGTGGCGTTTTCTGGTGTGCTTTCTAATGCTGCCTCCCTGATTAAAACCCAACGCCTCATTATGATGGAGCATGTACTCGCATGACTGATACTCCTATCCAGCGAGCCTATGAAGAACTCTCGCGCCTAACCCAAGAAACCACTGAGCTATTAGAACAATGCCTACTGATTAAGTCGCGGCTCAATACCTCAGTAGAACGCTCTGAAACGGCTGCAAACAATGCTCAATCATCTGAAGATGATACTCGTAAGCTCTTACAGCAAGTACAGACGCTGAAGCAAACGATTGATGCTAAATATACGGATGTAGTCAAGCTGCTCAATGATGCTGAGGCAGTGGTGTTTGGCGGTGGGTATAGCGTTACTCCTACTCCGGGTAATGTGCCGATTGCCGATGCTAACGGCAAACTAGATGAAGGCTGGCTGCCGGAAGATTGGTCGCAGTTAGAAGCCGTGCTGGCTTTAGCAATTGATAACGTTACGGAAAATTTGCAACGTTATAAAGCTGAGTTAGAGGCTCAAAATCATTTAGCTGTACTAGATGAACAAGTAGATAGCTTATTAAAGCGACTGATTTTGCTTAGAAAAGACTTCAGTAACACTGAGCATAACTTAGGTGTAGTCCAGCAAGATCTTGAAAATATCGCCTTAGTATCGGCTGATCAAGAGGAGTACTTTGCTGAAGTACTGAGAAGCATGGGGCAATCCGGCTTCTTGCTAGGGCGGCAATATACTTACGGCGGGCAGTTTGCGTTTAATCGCCCTTTTACCAATAACTACTCTGCTTTGGGTATCCACGACCATAGTGATTTTGGCGAAGAGCGTATGCTATTGGGCATGGCAGAAGGGAAGGCAATTGTCGACGGGAAACCTATTGGTCGTCGCCATACAGATTACGAGCCTAGAATGCCTGCCCCTGTAGGGTCAAATTGGTTAGCCACTCAACCGGTGCAAACTCCGGATGTACCGCCTGATGTGTTAGCACAGCCTACAGTTGAGTTACAAATTGCCAAAATGCGTGAGTACTTTGAGGTAGCGGTGGGTAAGCGTCCAGCTAGTGATGTAGCCGACTTTGCCAATGCGTTTAAAGTGTGCATCGCTTACGAGGAAATGTGGGATGAGGTATTAACACAAAACATTGTTGATACGTTTACGTCCGGTCGACATAAAATCAATGCCTCGACGATGACCGAACTGCTGAATCATGTGCGTTACTATAACGAAGGCGGTCATAAAGACAGGTTAGAAAACATTGCGTACTGGCATGCTTTTGTAAAACGGGTCGATGCGAAAGGCAAGTCCCACATTGCGGTGCGTAAAAGTCGCGTGTGTTTGATGCCAGTGGGTAATTTGGTTGACTACCCATTAGCCACAACACTAGAGAGTGTTGATGATATTTTGATGCGCCAACGTTTAGGCTTAAGTCAGTCACAGTTAGAGCAAACCGCACATGCGCGGTTTAGAATTAAATCTCGTGTAGCTGATAGCAATGGCAATATTTATCAGCCTGATTTAATTGATGAGATGTTTAGCAAAATCTGTGGACTGGATGGTGATGGAGCTTATTTAACTGAGCAATATGACCAATATGGTCTACAAGATCGTTTAACAGAATTTAGCTCTGCCAAGCCTTTAAATGCAGCCTATTACAACCGTTTTTATAGCGCACAGTATCTTGATGCAAGCAATCGCAGTGGTGCAAAGCGTGGCTATAACGACCCTACCTTATGGGTTGCCAAAACAACGCGCCCAGAAGTATCCCCCGTCATTGTAGGTACTGAGGAATTACGCTTTACTAAAATGATACCACTGGAGGTGGTGATTCTGACTCCACTGCATAAGTGGAGAGCACGCCCTATCAACAAAGCTAGTACTTATAGTACCAGTAAAGGTTATGCCGAAAATAACCCGTTAGAGGGTTATCACCCCACTCTTAATTTTTATTGTACCCCTATAGAGCTATATGAAAGTGGCACTAAGTCGGCAGCGGATGCGGCAGATACTGCCGCTAATTATCGCTGGGTGCGCTGCGCTGATGGCATAGCTCGTAAACATACTACATCGGGCGTGCCCATTATCTTACCCCATATACCGAATGTAGGCGCATTTAGAGTGCGCTACCCCATCCCCTTTTCATTTTACGAAGGTTCTTACGCTCAAGCCACCAGTGAAGCTATGCAGCGTGAGCAATGTAGCTGGAATGCTTTAGCTATTAATCAAGTAACAGAAAGTTTAAAGCATGAAAAACGTTTATTAGATTTAGAGAAAACCATAGGAGCATAAATTTATGAGTTGTGCAGAAACCGCATTGGCGGTGCAAAATTTAGAAAAGACTGTAAAGGGTATGTTGCCCGATGCTGAGTCGAGGGTGGCAGCCTTAGAGAAATTAGTTCGTGACCGTATGGCAGAGATTAATTCAGGGTTTGGTTTAGTCGACACGTTATGGGATGCTAGTGCTACCCCTATTAAGTTAGAGCCACGATTTGCTAGTTATCAAAATGCCGTGGATTTTGAGTTTTCGGCGGCAGAGGACTACGCGCCTGAGAATTGCTTTGTGGATTTGCGGCGTAAAATACCAGGGATAGTGGGCAAAAACTATTTAAGCACAATAAGTCCTTATGCCAATGATAGTTATCAATCCTCTAAGCAGCTCACTGGAGTGGTATCGCTATATGCCAATATAGCAGTAGGGACAAGACATGGTGGGCAAGAAGACCCTGCCAACCTTGGTAAATACGGTGCTCAGACGCGCATAGCCCTATTAGCTAATAGTATTGGCAGTCATCATCAACTCGTAACAACAGGAAACCCTACACCTAACTACAGAGAGCCTCGCTATTTTTTGAACGATGCTAAATATCGATCCTTAAATTTGCATGGGCAAAATTGGGGTACTACTAATTTCAATGATTTATTTGCCTTAGCTGAGAATGTGGCAATGCCCCGTATATTTGGTAATACCTATATCCGCTTAATTAACTTGGGTAATCAACCTATTTGGATTAAAGGCGCTTGGTTTGTCTATCATGGCGAGGTGAAATAATGAAATTAATTAATACTACTACGGGTATTGTAGAGTTTTTTGGTGCTCAAGCAGATTTTGAGGGTGTGGAGTTTTACGACACTTATCTTGATGAAACAGGTAACGCTGTCAGTAAGAATCAAAAGTACCTGATTGAGTTGGATGATACTGAAAAGCAAGCTGAGCGCAAAGCGGAGCAGCTTAAAGGCGTCGAGTTTCAGGGGGTAATGTGCTCGGCAACAGAAGCTGATCAAAACGGATTAGGCGTTATGCTAACGCGCTACATAGCCTGCAAAATATCAAATAAACCGTTTACGCCCGTTAATTTCAAGTTTGCGAATGGCAATAGCTTGATTCTAACTGCTGATAATATTGATGCTTTCCAAGCAACGTGGGAGCCATTCCGCGCTCAATTCTTCCCTGTGCCTGAAGTTGCCTAACTATGATTCAAGCCGCTTTTTATCGTAAAAAAGGCGATTGGGTTGATCGGGTGATACGGTTTCGCACGGTATCACTTTACTCTCATGTGGAGCTAGTAGCGCCTAATGGGTTGTGTTACTCCTCTAGTCCTCGTGATGGGGGAGTACGCGCTAAGGTACTTGAGCTGTTACCTGAGGATTGGGAATTAGTCCCGCTGCCGTGGGCTGATTATCCGCGTATTAAGCAGTTTTTTGAACGTACACAAAGCAATCCCTATGACTTTGTAGGCGCTATCGTGGGGCAAGCATTGGCGGCTAACGCACACCGAGAAGGCGCTTATTTTTGCTCGGAATGGTGTGCTGAGGCGTTGGGGTTGTCCGAATCTTGGCGGTATTCACCTGCTTTACTTTACAATGTGTTGACTGATTACAATAAGGTGAGTTATGACGACACTAGGCGCATTGCGTTATGACTTGGCTACACGGTTGGGATTCACGACTCAAGGTGATGTGTCTCAACGTCAACGACCCATTTTAGATTCTTTTATTCGCACGGCTCAATACGTGCTTTATCAAGATTTACCTGCTCATTTATTTTATAAAATAACCACTTTGCCAGTAGGTATTGGGCAAGAACTTTATAATTTGCCCGAAGACTTTGAACCTAATAAACCTCATCAATTCTTATATTGTGGGGTGCAGGGTGTTAGTACCTTACAGTCGCGGGATTTATTTTCGTTATCGGGGGCTAGTACTTGTGACTCTAATGCTCCTGTTCCCACTGATACTCCGTGGCAACTGGGTCTACAAGGTGGCACTCCTCGTTTTTACTCCATCACTCATCAACAGTTCTTACTATCGCCTGTGGCGGATGCTAGTGCTGCTAAGGGTACTTTACGTATTCACTATTGCACGCGATTACCCGCTCTGGTGAATGATAGTGACTCTTTATTATTGCCCTATGAGCCAGTGTTTTTATTGGCGCTGGCTGAAGCTAAGGCGCACTACCAACAACCTGATGTCGGGCAAGTGGCGCAATTGTTTGAACGAGTACTTAAGCGCTTGCGTGCTAGTGCTGTGAATGATGATGTGCGTTATGTGCGACGGGGTTGATCATGCCGCGTAGTATCACATTTGACCGATTCGATGCAGGGATTGATCTGCGTAAGGGGCATTCTGTCACGGACGCTAACCGCATGATGGAACTCTTAAACTGTGACATAACAACAGGTTTTGCTATTGCTAAGCGTCCGGGGCTGAATCGTCTTAATCCAGTACCTGCTGATAGTGTGGGGCTGTTTGTGTTGGGCAATGAGATTAAATCCTTATTAAGTGCTGATGTGTTTGGGGCTGCGAGTCGATTAGTTGCCTTGCACAGTGCATTGATTGTAGGGGGTAAGCTGTACGCTGTATTGGAGTACCTTGATCAAGGTCAGGCTAAAGTAGCTCATTGCTATTTTAGTGAGGGCATGGGCTTTGATGCTAATAAGGTGGTGGATGCTAATTGTCCTCACTCTAAACAAGTGGTAACCCTTCAGGGTAAGGTATTTGCTGCCTCTAATGACGGCGCTACCGTGCGCTTTAGTGCTACCAATAAACCGACTGATTGGTCTACTGCTGATGATGCTGGCTTTTTACCGGTGTCGCATCATGGGGGTGGATATGTGGTTGCTCTTGCGGTGTATCGCGGTTTCTTGGCGGTATTTACTTCTGTCAATGTGCAGATTTGGCGGGTTGACCCTGACCCTGCTCAACATGCCCTCATTGATATGACTCACGGCATTGGTACGAATTACCCCTACTCCATTACTTCTGTATCCGGTGATGTGATCTTTTTAGGTCATGGTGGAGTACGTTCGCTTAGTCAACAAGCTACAACGGGCAATTTAGCGGATATGGATATTGGCTCGGCTATTGATCTGCTGGTGACACCAGTACTTAACCGCAATGCTGGAGCACGGGTGTTTGGGCATTATTCGCAAGCACTGGGTAAGTTGCTGTTATTTGTTGGGCGTGAAGTACTGGTGTACTCCTTATCCAAGTCTGCGAGTCTTGCTGCATGGTCGCGCTGGGTGCTGCCTCATGTGGTTGAGGCTGCGGTGGATATGTCCGGTATTACGTATCTACGGGCTAATAACGTGCTCTATAAGCTGGATACTAATAGCTATACGGATGATGGAGTGGTGTTTGAGTGTCGGGCTGAGATGGGTTACATGGCTCTCAAACAACCGGGGATGCTCAAGCGTTTGTTAGGTATGGATGTCGTTATTAAGGGTGAGTGTGCGTTTAGCATTGGCTTTGATGAGTCCCATATTACGGATGAGATTGAATCTGTGCTTTTAACGGGTGAGAGTCGTCCGTTTGATACTTTACCGATTGAACTACACGGCACGGCATTCGCGCCACGCTTTAGAGCGCAACATGATCAGCCGTTCCAAGTCGATTTAATTACCTTTTATTACGACACGGCGGGGGTACGATGAGTACTACTATCAAAGAATTAACCTTAGATGATGAGGATTACATTAATCAAGCTTTTACGATGCTATGGCATTACGCCCAAGAGACTACGTTGAACTATGGTCATGCACCGGATAAAGATAAAGCACTGCATTCGATTTTGCATTTTGTTGCAAGTGATCACTTTTGTGTGTTTGCCTTAATTGAAAATGAGCAGGTGGTGGGTGTTTTGATTGGCAAAATACAAACGACTTGGTTTAGTTATGCGATTGTGGCTGAAGATTTGATGGTGGTAGTACGGCAAGATCGACGTGGTGCGTTGGGGGCTAAAAAGTTAGTCACTGCCTTTGCTGGTTGGGCTAAAGCACACGATGCGCGTGCAGTGTTTTTAAGCTCTATTTCCGGTATCAATCCGGGGCGTACTGCTCAGTTTTATCAGCGTCTAGGATTTGATGTGATTGGCATGGTCAACGTTATGGAGTTGGAATAATGGGTGGTGGTAAAGATGGTGGTGACGGCGGCGTTGAAGACTTACGTAGAGCTGAAGAACAACGTAAGGCCGAGGTGGCTGCACGTATAACAGAAATCAATAATATCTTTGATGCAGGTGGTACATCGCGCAATGCTCTATATGATCAAGCAGCGGCTAATGCGTTTAATTTGGACAAATTGTATTTGGATGAAAATCGTGCTGATACGGAACGCATGAATCGCTTTGCTTTAGCGCGGCAAAGTTTAGCGGGCGGGTCGCAAGAAGTTGATCGCAATAAAGCTTTACTGAATACCTACAATGAAGGGCTGCTACGTGCGGGACAACGGGGCGAGCGTCTCAAGGCTGAGTGGATGCAGACCGATGAAGATTTACGTAATAACCTCATTAAACAGGTATCAGTTGACCCGCAAGCCTTTAATGCTGCCAGTGCTCAAGCACAATTGAGTGCTGCGAATCAAGCACGACAAAATGCAGGTAGTGATCAGACCTTAGGTGGGTTATTCCAACAGTTTGCCGATACCTATGCGCTGAGCCGTTATAATCAGGGGGTTAATACAGGTATGGGTCAAACGACTCCTAGTAATTTGCCTACAGGTGTATCTACTCGTAAAACCTATCAAGGGCGATAATCATGTACTTCTTAGCTCCCCTTTTGGCAGTGGCGGCGGGTGCTGCTGTTAATAACTATGCTCAACAGCGTGCAGCTCAACAGCAACAAAACGCTATTAACCAAATGCGTCAGAATCAGTTTAGCGCGAAACGCGAACAGAATCAGACGCTAATGGATGCTATTCAGCAATATAAACCTGAAGATCGCACGCAAAAGTACGAGGAAGCACAACAATCTGCCACTGATAATTTGATTAAGCTGATACAAGCTCAACCGGAACATGCGCAATTGGCTAAGGCTACGGAAGGTAGTACCGGACAAGATTATGATCTGGCGCGAGCTACGGCTACGGCGGATAGTCAGAATCGCGCGTATAAATTAGCGGGATTGTTAGGACGTAGTACGGCTCATGCTGATCTATTTAGGAATGAGGCTAAGGGATTGGCGGCGGCTGAGAATAAAGGGTTGCTCATTGGGCAAGATGCACAAATGCAGATGCTCATAGATCAACAGAAAGCCCAGCAAGCAGGGAAGGTGAATCCCTGGCTCTCGATGGCGGGGGGTGCTTTATCTAGCTACGGTATGTCTAGTTTGGGTAAGGGTATGTCTGGTGTGGGTGGGGCGGGTGGCTTTCAATGGTAGTCGGAGGTTGATATGAGCTTTACAGTAGGTGCTCAAACGGCACAAGGTCTTGGTACTTTACTGGGTCAGATGTTTGGCGGTGGCATGGGGCAAAAGGATTATGCTCAAGGTCAGTTGGTGGGTACTCAGATTCGTGAACGTAAGGCTAAGGCTGCATTGGATGAGCAACAGTATAAATCTATTGCCGATGCTATTACTGCGGGTCTAGCGGGTAATTGGCAAGCGGCTAATGTTAATAGTTTGTATGGTGGGCATGGTCGTACTTCATTTGATGTGACTAATCAGGGTGCGGTCTTTAATAAAAATACGGGTGAAGTAGATATAGGGAATGGTATTGCTCAAGCCTTTCTGAAGCTCAAAGGAGCTGAAGCTGCTAATCAAAGTTTGCAAGGCGATTATTATCGATCCAAAGCTGAGACTGAACGTGGGCTATTGAATGAGCGGGAACGAGTGGAAGTAGCTAAGGCTTTGTTTGATGAGGCTAGAGCTAGGGATGTAAATAGTTTAATTAAACCTAAACAGGAGGCGATGTTAGCACAAGCCTTCGCACGTATGGCACAAGGTCGTCAATATGATGCTGCGGCTGGGTTGAATAATGCTCGTGCCGGTGAAGTAAATAGCTTAATTGCTCCTAAGCAGGAGGCGATGTTAGCACAAGCCTTCGCACGTATGGCACAAGGTCGTCAATATGATGCTGCGGCTGGGTTGAATAATGCTCGTGCCGGTGAAGTGCAGGCATTAATGCCCTTAGAACAACAATTAAAAGCGGCTCAAACCGCTAATCAAATGGGGCTGGCTACCCGTAATCATCAATTGGCTGCAAGCACTCCAGCCGTACAACAATCTATTGTTGATAGAAATAAAGCTCAAGCAGAAAAGTTACGTCAAGCCGATCAATCAAAATTATTAGAAAATCCTGTGGTGGCTAATGTATTAGCGCAAATACAGGATTTAGATAGTCAATTATCTCAAGAAGAACCCAATAAGCCGCTGATATGGGGTCGGGGTAATTATGAAGCTGGTACTGAAAAACAGCGCTTGTTACAACAGCGTATGAGTTTGCAAGATCAGCTTAATACGCTTCTAAGTGCTGGTGGGGCTGCACCTTCCAGCGGTGCTCCTTTTCCAGATGGCGCATTGATACGCGGCAAAGATGGGCGGCAATATCGGGTTGTTAATGGTCAACCTGTGGCAGTAGGTGGTTAGTATGGCAACTGTTGATTGGAGTCAATTTGAATTAGTTGAACCTCCTCCTGCTAAACCAGCAGCTAATAATGTTGATTGGAGTCAATTTGAATTAGTTGAACCTCCTCCCTCTGATGGTTTATTTGATGATTTAGTTCCTCCTAGCGGTGGGGCAGGCGCGATGCCTGCCTCTTTTGAAGATAAACCATTACCGAAAGGAGTAGCTATTGCTAAGCCTTGGGAGCCTAGCTTAACTGATCAAGTGTTGGGTTTCTTTGGTGGCAATCGCGAAAAGGCGATGAATGAGGTTGTAGCTAGAAGTATTGCCAACGATAAAAAGATTCCTCTTGACCAAGTTTACGAAAATGCAGGAGGACATCGCCCTATTTTAAATCCTGAAGGTCGTGCTTCTGTACCCTCTTTAATCGAAGGTGCAGGCGTAGTGCTGGATCAATCACCTGATATTTTGCCCTCTGCTGCCAATACGGTGCTGCGCTCGATAAGAGGGGGAGATGATAGTGTTGAAAATACTTGGTTAGATCAGCTCATCCAATCCACTACTATACAACCCAAGAAAAATGAGAAGGGGGAATTAATAGAGGTTGATCCCAACTATGCCAGTTTACAGGGTATTGGTAAATCATTGGGCTATAGTCTGACTAATATGGGGGCTGGTTTAGGCGTGGGTGTGCCTGCCAGTATGCTCGCTAGCCCTGCCGTCGGTGCGGTTGCGGGAATGGGGGCATCAGGTACTGTCTCGTTTCGTGCGTCAAAAGATGAGTTTTTAGATAGAGTACTTGAGCAGTTAAAAGCTAAAGCAGTGGAGACTGGTAAGCCTTTGACTCAAGAAGAGTGGACACAAACTGTTGATCAGTACAATGCCGCCGCTAATGAATACGGGGCATGGGAAGCCATACCCGAAGCCGTTAGTAATTTGATTATGTTGCGGGGGGTGGGTAAAGGCATTAAAGGATTTTTAGGGGGCATGGGGTCAGAACAAGTCACTGAAACTATGACGGCGCTGGGGCAAAATCACGCTGAAAGAAGCGCTAATTTAACCAAAGAAGAACTCGGTATACCTGACGCATGGCGACAACATGCGTTGCAAACTGCCATTATGTCGGGTGGGATGCAAAGTGTTGGCTCTGTGGGAAGTATGGTAAAGGATAAGCTAACGTCTAAGAAAGATGTGACTGCACCTGCACCCGATACTACCGATAGCCTGTCGGGGATTATTGCCTCTGGTGAGGGGGATTATAATTCTTATAACAAGGGTATTGCTGGGGATAGTCGAGATAAAATTGATTTTAGTCAGATGACTGTAGGCGAGTTAATGGCTCGGCAATCACTACCTAAAGGCAATCCTAATCGTATTTTTGCTGCGGGAAAATATCAAGCCACCCCAACTACTTTTGCAGAAAGTGTACAAAAGCTGGGAATATCTTTAGATGAAAAGGTAACGCCTGAGCTGCAAGAGCGTATTTTTGCTGATTATATTGCTAAGGATAAACGTCCTGATTTACGCGACTATATTACGGGTAAGTCTAGTGATATTCGTGCGGCTGTAAAAGCGGGGTCAATGGAATTTGCAAGCGTAGCCAATCCCGAAACGGGTAGAAGCTATCATGAGGGTAAAGGGGGGAATGCTGCCTCTATTAGTGCTGAGCGGTTTGGCACAGGGTTACAAAATGCGCGAGAACAGTACGCCGCTTTGGTTGCTAAAGGGGTGGACTCAAATACAGCTTATCGGCAGAGCTTAGGGGCTATGGTCAATAGTGCAAGTACCAGCTCGTCTATTGCTCCAAATCCGATTAGCACAAATCAAGGTAGTGTAGCCCCTGTGCAATCAGCTAATAGTACGCTGACTAACCCTGTTCCAGTACGTACGCCTGAGCCTGTCATTATGCAGGGTGATTTTAACAATCCATTGCTAGGAGATGATTTAGCCAGTGCTTTGTCTGATGCTGAGCCTGTGGCATTGTCTGATGATTTTGACGACTCTAATTTAGATAGTGAATTTGACTCTGAAGTAGAGGCGGCTACTAATGAATGGGATAGTTATCAAGCTGAGATTGAGCAAAGTACTCCTAATGATGGCTTGTTTGATGATTTAGTACCTGAATCACTACCTGCTAGTGATGATTTAACTAATACAGAACAAAATGCGAACGCACAAAACGCGCCAGAATCCACGATCTCTAGTGAAGCAATACCGCAAGATACCCCTAATCCTGATGCGCTAGAATCGGCTCCCGTTCAAACCGCAGAAACAACGCCACAAGACACCTATCAAGGCGAAAGAATTATAGGGCAATCTAGCAAGATACGCTCAGAGGATGGTCAGTGGCACGCGGTAGACTATGAAGTACTAGATGCAGCACGTTTAAATCCTACAATTGAGCAAGCGGATAATCAGTATCGTGATCGTAATCGTGCCGCCTTAACACAACAAGTGCAGTCTATTGGTAATGACCTGCAATATGAGCTAGTCGGACAATCGCCTGTGATGGACTTTGGCGCTCCGGTACTTAATCAATCAGGGCAGATTGTTGCTGGCAATGGGCGCATGTCTGGCATTCAGGAAGCGTATAAAACGGGTAAAGGTGCTCAATATAAGGCTAAGTTGATAGAAGATGCGGGGCGTTTAGGGATTGATTCAGCTCGTGTACAAGGGATGAAGTATCCGGTACTGGTGAGGCGCTTTAAAAATGCGGTCAATACTCGTGATATGGCAGTGATGAGTAATGAGGGTGGAGCTGCGCGTATGTCACCACTGGAGCAAGCACGAGTGGATGCTGAGCGTGTGGGGTCATTACATGATTTAGAATTTGATGACTCTGGAAATATTACACTACCTGCTGCGCGTAATTTAGTAAGGCGCATTTTAGCGAAAACACCTATTAATCAGCACAATGAGTTGATGGATGCTGAAGGGGGTATTAGTCAAGCGGGTTTAAGGCGCATCCAAAACGCAGTACTACATTTAGCTTATGGGGATAGTCCGGCTTTACAGCGTTTGGTTGAGCGTACTGATAATACTAGCCGAAACGTGCTCAATGCCCTAAATGGGGCTGCTCCTGCATTGGCTGAGTTGCGGGATAATGTGAAGCAAGGTATTGCTCATCCTCATCTGAATATTGTTCCACATTTAATTGATACGGTAGAAATTTTCACTCGGCTCCGATCGCAGAATATTGACGTGCAAGAGTGGTTAAATCAATTAGATGCGTTTAATGATACGGTAGAAATTTTCACTCGGCTCCGATCGCAGAATATTGACGTGCAAGAGTGGTTAAATCAATTAGATGCGTTTAATGATACGCCTATTGAAATAAAACAATTATTAAACTTTTTAGATCAGAAAGCGCGAAAACCTGCAACTCTGCGTGACTTTTTGCAACGTTATGCGGAAGGGGTAAAGCAAGCGGGTAATCCTAAACAGGCGGGGTTATTTGGTGATAATCCTCCCGCATCCAGTGAGGTGATTAATAATGCCATTGAACAAGCCAACACCCAAGAAACCGAACGCAACACCAGCACCAGTGCAGAATCAAGACGCACTGGACCAAACCAAGATCAGGGAATTAATCCGGCAACTACAGAACAATCCTCAGTTGCTGAAGGCGCTACGGCAAGCGCTACCAGTTCAGTAGGTGGTGCTCAGTACTCTAAGGCTGAAGCTCTGCCTCAACAAGATTATAATGCTGTATTGCCTAAAATCCGCAATGAGCTAATTAATAAATTAGGTGCTAGTACTTTTAATAAGCTGGTGCAATCGGGTCGTTTGGTGATTAGTGATAATGCACCTCCGAATGTGGCGGGTGTTTATGATAATGGCGTGGTCACGCTTTATCCTCAGAATATACCAGTGGGTCAAGCGTGGGCTGTATTCGTGCATGAGGCAGGTGAACATGCTGCACTGTCTACTATGTTGGGTAATGAGTACGCTGATTTAGTAAAGCAATTTAACCAGCTTTTAGAAAAGGGCAATCCTGACGCTATCAAAGCGGCTGAGCGTGTACCTGCCTCTACCCCTGCGGAACATATTGACTCTGAGCGGCTGGCGTATTTGGCGCAAGGAGTGATTGCGGGTGGACGGCTGAACCCTGTGGGTAGTCGGGTGATTGCTGCGGTGCGGCGTTTTGTTCAGAAAGTACTTAAAAAGCTGGGGATTGAGAGGGCTATTAATCCTAAGGATATAGCCTATTTGGCTGAGCGTGCGGCGAAAAGTTGGGCTAGTGGTAAAACAGCTAGTACCTTGTCCAGTACTAAATATACCTTTGCTGGGGAGCGTGCTAAAACGGCTGATCAGGCTAAAGACTGGTTTATAGGAGCAGATGACAAGGCGCGTTTTGAAATTGATGATAGTCAGTTTAAATTAACACCGTTATTTAAATTAATTGCAGAGGGTGGGCATAAATCATCAACTATTAAAACGGTAACGTATCGACCTAATGAACAGAATAGTTATGATGTAAAACTAGTACCTACGGATGCCAAAAAGACATCTGATATTATTAAAATCGAGGGTGCTAATATTGAGCTTTTAGAGGAGTTATTGCCTGCTAGCTTGTTAGAGTCTATAAAAAAACACGAGGGAATGCCTGAGCCTTATAGTGATGATATTGATATAGAGGATGGATTTTATTTAAAAGATGTTAATCAGCAATTCAAGGGGGCTAATGTATTGCCTCTTGATCAGGCGATAATTCACCCTGAGTTATTCGCAGCATACCCAGAATTAAAAAATATTTTAGTAATGGTAGATAAAGATAGCACTGGCTCGTCAGCATCTTTTAATGTGTTGTCTAGTGGGGAGTGGTTAATACGTTTAGGTAAATATTCTCAAGATTCGGCTCTAATCCACGAAGTACAGCACGCTATTCAGCGTTTAGAGGGGTTTGCAACAGGTGGGGCAGCCAATGAGTTTGTAGATAAATATGATGACAATAAAACTGAAATCGCGAAATTAAGTGATGAAATTCAAGACTTAATGTTTAGCAACTCAGAATATGGTGATTTGCGTCGTAAAGCGAATCGAATGTTTATCAGTATCCAAGATAAGTATGGTACTAGTAGAGAGCGTAATGGAAAAATACAACGCGGTCTCAATTGGGATAATGTTCCTAGTAATGAAGCTAAGGATTATTTTGGGATTTTGGATGAATTAAAAACTTATCCTGAAGATAAAACATATCTTGATTTATTTATGCGCCGTGAACACTTGCAGAATAATCCTACGTTAGTAACAGCCTATCAGCAATATGAGCGTTTAGCGGGAGAAGTTGAGGCGCGAAATGTACAAGCTCGGCAGAAACTCAATGCTCAACAAAGGGTAAATACTCCTGTAGAAATCACGGAGGATGTGCCTAGGCATTTACAGACAATACGTTTTAATCATGGAAAGCAAGAATTTAATGTAAGAGATTTATCTAATCCTACTAAAGCTAAACAATTATTAAAGCAAGGGCTTGCTAGTGTTGAGCGTGGTATTAAAAAGGCTTGGTCTCATAAAAATCCTAGTGATTTAGTACTGCATACGATGACGTTGCAGACGATTATTGATCGTAATAAAAAGATTTTTAATAAGTTTGCTGAAAATCCTTTAACTGCTATTGAGCATCTTAATCAAGGGATGCAGGCAGTGATGCAGCATTGGGCGAATCGGTTTGAAAAATCGCATGATGCGCTTATGCGCTTGTCGGCTCCTGAGCGTCAAGGTGTCATGGATATGATGCTCAATGCTACCCTCAACAATGTACATCCTGACCAAGACTATACGCCAAGTCTAAATATGAAGTGGGCTAGAGGCAAGAAAACTCAGTTTGAGAATGAGTTGCGTAATCTGGCGGCGGATGAGCGCAAAGCTCGGCATAATCAAGCTTATACACCTGATGAACGTACCCGTGCTACTAAAAAGGCTCAAACGGGCTTGGCTTTACTGCAAAAGAAAATGGACTTTGAAACTAAGCGTTTTAAAGCACAACCTGAATTAGTTAAACAATGGCAGTCCTTAAGTACTGACCAGCAAGCAGTTTATCAAGACTTTAAAAAACAGCTTAATACGTTATGGGAAAAACAAACTGAATCATTAGAGAAGCATATTGCGGATATTGTGCAGGAAAATAAGCTGGATGCTAATGCAGCTCAAGCGGCTATGGATACGGTCAAGGGGTTGCGTCTCCAGTACCGGAAGCAATTGCAACTGGGGCCTTACTTCCCGCTTAAGCGTTATGGTGATTATGTGGTGCAAGTGCGCTCATTAGGTGAATATGCGCGGTATCACTTTGAGTCTGAATTCGAAGCGAATGAGTTTGCTGATGCTATTAAAAAAGATGAGCCTAAAGCTAAGGTGCTGGTAAGTAAAAAGGTGGAATTGCTCAATCACCCGAAAGATGCGCCGGGGATTGCGGGTAAACTCCTCTCTGCTTTGAATGATGTACAAGGTTTAACGGATGACCAAAAGCGCACTCTGAATGCGTTTGTGTTAGATCAATTACCGGATTTGAGCGCTCGTAAAGCAGAAATGCGGCGGCACTTTGTGGCGGGTGCGTCCGGTGATATGGAGCGTAGTTTTGCGAATGCCATGTTGCATGGGGGGCATGACTTAGGGCGTATTCTATTTGGGCATAAAATCCAACGTGCTATGAGTCATATGGCTGAGCAAATTAAGCTCCAAGAGGATTTGGTGGCAGGACGGTATGATGATAAGCCTTTAGTTAAGGATGCGGCTGAGCAAAGTATCTTGATTGATGAAGCTGACCGCGTGCAAGCGGGGCGTGTACTTAACGTTATGCGTAAGCAGATTGACGCGATGATGTCACCTAATACGAATGCTTTGGCTGCTTTTATGAGTAATGCCGCTTTCTTTATGTTATTGGCGGGTTCTCCAGCGGCGGGATTGCTTAATCTGATGCAAATTGCTCAGATTACCTACCCTGCCCTTGCCGCGCGCTTTGGGGATGTAAAAGCTAATGAGGAACTCTTTAAGGCGGCTGCGGATGTAATGAAAGCTACTAAGTTGGGGCGGACTACTGATGGTAAGTTTGATGTACGACAAGGCATTTTTAGTACTTCATCGGCTCAACACCTTACTTCAGAGGAGCGGGAGTTATTAGGAACGTTTGAGCTGGAAGGTATTACTTCTACTACACAAGCTAATTCGCTGGCTCGTACTGCATCGGGGGATGGTTTAGCTAATGTGGGTAAGTTTGCGTTGAAGATGTCTAAGGCGGCGGCTTATCTGGGGTTCTTTTTCCACAATGCTGAAATTTTTAATCGTCAAGTCACTCAATTGGCGGCTTATCGTTTATACCAAGCGGTAGATAAACCTACTCAACAAAAATTGGATAGACAAGGAAGTAATGGTATAGGTGCTAAAGATTTTGCGCGTTGGATTACTACCCGCACTCACTATAACTATGGTCATGCTAACCGTGCGCTGATGATCAAGGGTAATGCAGCCAAGATACTGTTACCTATGAAGAACTACAGCATTATGACAACTGAGTTTTTACTCACTCGTATGAAAGACGTGATTAGTCAAGAGACTGACCCTGAAGTTAAAAAA